AATTAAATTTTAAATATTATTTCTCCTATTATTTTTTTCTAAATATCTACTCCGAAAAAGAAATCGGATACATCTTCTACTTCTTCATCTAATCTACTATTATATCGCTGTTTGCTATTATAATTGTTTTTATCATCTACAACAACTCTTTTCTTTTTTAATTCTGCAATTTCGTCAGTTAACTTATTTACATATCCAGCGATTTTAGGTAATATTGCATAAGCTGTAGCTATTTCGAGTAATCCTTCTCTTGTATCGAGTAGATTTATTAATTCTGATCTGCCATTGTCGCTAAATATAAGTTCCCTTACATTATTTTTTACATCATCATCTACAATAAAATTATGGATGTGACTTATATTATCTATGAGCTCATCAACTACTTGATATTCTTCTCTAATTTTAGACATTTTGAGCTCATTAACTTCGTTTTCTTCCTCCCTAATTTTACGTTCAATCATATCAGATAACTCTCTTCTAGCCTGATTGAGTTTATATTCATAATTAGGAGACTCTTTTAACAATTCTATCTCCATTGCTATTTGAGATTCGTCAAAATCAGGATACATATCGGACAATTTCCAAAAAAGTACCTCATCATCGGTATATTCCTCATCGTATTCTCCAACATATCCTAAAAGTTTTTCAATAGTTTCAGTATCTCCAGAACGATAAGCGTTTATAAGATCTATTTCAAATGAATCAAGATCATCTTCGGAATCATAATCTTCAAAACTATCGTTAGCTTCACTATATCTTAATACATCTAGCAATTGTTTATTATTAAGATCTGATAACGGTATTTGAATAGGATCTTCGTCTGTTCCACTGATAATATACTCACTTCCTATTTTAGATCTTACATAACCAAGTAAGTTAGAATCGGGACCTGTAGTACCATAAGATTCTCTTGCTTTTCGATCTAATCTTTCTATTGGATCTTCCTTAATAATATTAAAAAAAGGATCAAGTTGATTATTGTCATCTACATTTATAGGTTCTTGATTAACATTTACAAGAACTTCATCATCATAATTATCAAAATTTGTCATAACGCTCGTTATATTTTATCATAAACTAATTGTAATTGTATTTCCACTCATATCGGTTGTTATATCATCGCAATCTAGTGCTCTAATTCCTTCTATATATATAGTATAATCTCTATCTATGCAAGGTATTGTATAAACACCGCCTATATTTTTATTATTAAAAACTTGATTCCAAGTAACGTCGGATAAACCAGATTGTCCGTTTACTAAAAATTCTGTAATTTCATGTATATTATTTATACCTTGCCAAGCTATGTTTATTTGAGAACAATAAGTTCCAACTTGATTTATTCCTACTTGAAACTGTCCTAATATTTGAATATTTCCTGTAACATTTGGTCCTAGTTCTATTATAACAAGATACGGTAACGTAGATACTGTTCTATTAATAGTCAGTGAACCAGCACAATTTGAAACAGTCATTGTTATATTGTAACTAGTGTTTAAATTTAGTCCCGTAAAAGTAACAGTTCCTGTTGGTTCTACCAAATTTATAGTTTGACTACCCAATGTTATAGTACCAGTAGCTTGAGGATTTTGTAAAACGTAAGACAAAGTAATACTAGATGTAGTTACAGCAATCACATCTAAAAAAGGAGGATTAACTGATGAATATTGACAACAATCAGGAGAATTGAGTTGAACTATTCTAGTATTAAATAAATTGGTGGCCCAAGGATCGGGTATACCCAAAGCTATTATATCAGCAATAGTTGCAGTATAAGGTATATTTATTATAGATTCTACACCATCAATAATAGATCTAACTTTATATCTTATAACATTTCCTTGATAACAAGTATCAACATTGTACCATTGATAAGAAGTTGTTCCACATGTGGGTATAGAATTTTCAAATAAAGCAATCAATTCTCTAGATCGAGGATTACTGCATATCAAAGGACAATCAATTAAAAACTTTGTCTTAGATTTTTCTATTTCTTCTTGTGTAAGACAAGATTTACCACAAACAAGCAAATGATTGTCAATATATTCTAACCACTCGACTAGTCTATAAAGTTCATAAAAATAATTATTAATAAGAGTTCTTAAATCTTTTTGATGATCTCCATATCGTTCATAGTGAACTATATCGTCGAAATAACTTAACATATAGGGTTCAAGTATACGATAGCCCTTTTCTATTAAGTTATTATATCGACTATGGTAAGGATAAGTATTACACATCAATTTAACGTTTTAGTTACTATAGTACCTACTGTAAAAGTACCTATTAATCTCCTGAACGCAAAGTCAGAGTTACCAAATATACGAGTAGACGCATTATTTTTCACTTGTAATTGAGAACCCGATATACGACCTTGTAAATTAAAAGTGCCTTCTTGACTAACCAATGTAAAGTTTTGCCAGTTGGTTGTAAACCCAAAACCTGAAAAAGAATTAGGATTGGGATTATACCCTGGTACATTATAAGGCGAAGCTGATATTCTCATATTCACTGTTGTTACTGATACAGTACCTCCTGAATATCTATTAAAGGCACTTCCTGATATAGGAGGGCTGCTTGGAGACTTAGCGTTAAATTGAAATCCTGATATAACTAAACTTGTTGTTGGTGAAGTCCAAGTACTTTGTCCTCCTGATAGTAGAGTGATTGTATAATCGGCACCAAATATAGGATTTAATTCTTGAGCGATGTATTGATTTAACGCTGCTTCTATTCCAGCAGTTGTAGTGGATGATAATTTAATATATATCTCGGTTGCAGGATCAAATGATCGAGGCGGTGTGGCTTCACTAGGAGAATTAACCGTGCCTATAGATAATCTTCTTGGATATACAAGTTGTCCTCTATAGTTTGCAGTTAAAGCTATATGGGTAGCATAATTGATATTTGCTCCAGGAGAAGCTGCTGATATATTGCTAGTCGTATAATACACCTCTCTTTCTTCTGTAACGGTGACTTGATTCATTTCTACATTAGGTCCATTATCTACAACACAAGTAGAACCTTGTTGTATATAACCTTGTGGACAAGATGATACACAAGTTCCTGAAAAACAGAATAATCCAGAACAACAAACGCCTGATGTACAGCTACCACCTTGACCAATACATGGATTTTCTGTACATTGTCCATTTCTACAAGTACGATTGGTACCACAAGGTAATCCTTCTCTTATATTAACAGTGGTTGTTTCTGTAGAATCTACACATTGCCCTCCAACACATATCTGTCTAACCGACGATTGTATACAATCGTTAGGTTGTGGAGGGATCAATCTTTCTCTACATTCTGGATTACATGGTCGATCAATACATATACCGTTTTGACAAATCTGTCCCGATGGGCAAGATTTAGGTTGACATCTTCCATTTCTACATTCGGTACAAGGATCTTGACAAGAACCGTTAGGACAATCGAGAGAACAAGGTGCATTTTGACAATTTATTTTACATGAACCGTTTACGCAGTTATAACCGGCTGGACATGAACCTTGAGGACAAGATGGACTACATGTCGTACAAGGTTGAACACATTTATTTCCATCGCAATTACCAGTACATACAAAATACGGTTCACTTGTATCAACACATTGACCGTTTACACAACGAGTATTTCTTCTAAATTCTCCACAAATGACTGTACTGACAACTCTATAGTCGGTACATCCAACACAAGACTGAGATACGCATGTACCAAGTTGATTAGCTGTAGCTTGAGCTATACGACGAAATTCTTCTTCAGCTTGTCTATTAGCATCCTCTTGAGATATCGACGATCTATATCTTCCAGCAGGAATATTAACTGTAACAAGCGAACCTACTGCTGGAAAAACACATTCTTTTCTTACTTGTCTTGATATCGCTACGTTAAAATAAGTATTGCAACTTTCATCAGGTACAATGCGAGTATTTAATAAATTTATAGCGTCTTCTAAACTTATATCGGGTATAAGTAAGGTTAATTCATAAGGTGTTATGTTTACAGGAACACTGTAAGTAGCTTTAGGTTTTCCACAACATCCCCCCCATTCTATTGTTGTATATCTTATCATATGCAAGTACCGTTTGACCAATTAAAACATTTAGGACAATTTAGTCTACATACATCGCAATATTTTAATAAAGCCTCTTTTAATTTGTCCCACTCTGCAAAATCATCAAGCTGATTAGTGATGTCAATTGCAGTATATCTATAATTTGCACGTATGTTATAATATTCTAATTTATTTAAAAACAATTGATATATAGGTTGTATAGTAGCTAATCGACCATTCATCAGCTCTCTGTCATCACAACAACCACTGGTGGTGGTTTTACACAATTGCTCTTTTAACAACTTATTGTAACACTCATTTATTTTGCAAAATATAGGAAGTATAACATTTTTATCTCCGTAAGTTATTATATAAATATTATCTTCTTTAAATCGATGAGTTTGTTTGCTTAATGGATTTATAGTATAAGTTTGAATCGTTTGATTTGTTTTTGATAATTTTATATTAACTGTTTGAGGTGTAGTACAATTATTTATTATTTCATATACATCACATTCGCTACATTTTTCTATGCTTTTACACACAGGCCTTACTTGTAAACATTCACATATATCAAATTCTACTGTTTTTTCTACTGTATCACAACAGTTAGATAACTGAGCTACAACTTTATAAGGAGATAATTGTGTAGGAGTAAATCTAAATACAGCACTATTTGGGTTATTTGATACTATTATTGTACTATATTCTTCTTCAGGTATCCAAGAAGAAGTATCAATATCATAACGATAAGCTTGATAAGATATAGATTGATTTGTTGCAGAGAAAGTAGCAAAATGATTGGGGTCAAAGTTTTGAGGATTAAAACCGCCAGTGAGGGTTAATTGTTCACATAAATCGTTATTTACTTCTACTACGCTAGGTAATATCGTTACACTTTCTCCAAGATTTACACAACATGGAGGTTTAGTTAATTCTAATCGAGGGATATACTCTAATACTGTTATTGTATTATATACCCAAGAAGATAGTAATATTATTCTACTTGTTCCTCCGCAATTTACTACTTGTCTAGCAATAAATCTCTTTCTTATATTATATTGACCTGGACCTAATGCGCAATTACTATAAGTAAATCTATTAGTTCTAGGTATCGATGCCATAGGATACCATTCACCAGATATTTCTATTTCATATTCTACTCTACCTCTATTAGCGAGAGCGGGATTAAAAATATTGGTAGAATCAACAATTTCTATAATATCACTACAAGATTTTTGAACATATGAACTTATTTCAACAGCTACTGATTCTATATCAACGGTACTAGACATAAATTGTAGCCCTCCAGTAGAAATCAACAAACCATTGAAGAATATTTTAGAATAATATTGATATCCAAAGTTTATAGTGTAATAACCCTCGGGTAGATTAGATATTGTCAGGGTTTTATTTGCGCTACTATATAATCCTATAACAGGAGTAATGCTTGATGAATGGTACTCAATAGTATATCCTTCCCCGTCATTTTTTAGCGTTAGTATAAAAGATTGATCTGGGAAAGTTGTAACGATTGAATTATTAGCATAATATACACCTTCGGTAGAATCTACTGTGTAATAGATATTACTTGATTGATATCCTCCAGGTGTAAGTATAAAGATATCTCCGATAGCTTCCCATTCTATTGTTCCACTTGGAGCATATATTATACGACTTCTAAGAGTAACTGGCGCAGATGGTTTTACTAAAGCTGTACCAGTTACTTTAAAACTAGCATACGTTTCCCATACTCCAGGACTAACTTCTCGTTCAACTATTACCGTTGAGTTTAATAAAATTGGATTTTGTAACCAACTAGTATTACTTACTGAAACATCTGGGTGAGGATAGGTTTGTACACTTGTTACATCATATAATAATATACCTTGAGTGTCAGGTAGTCGCTTGTATATTACTTTTGGAGAAACTACCTCGTAAAAGTATTGCTGACTATCTGTACCAGAGGTAAGAGTAGCAGTTGCTATATAACCAGAGCTATTTATATCAGTGATCCCGTTTATTTGCAAAGAAGCGGGTTGATTTACTACTCCTGGTTGGTCAGATAAAAAATTTATAGTTCTATTAAATCCTCGCGATACTGTTATATAATTACTATTATAAAATAATCGGATATCACGAGGAGTAGTAATAAATATAGCCATTATATAGACGTTGTTAATTTAGTTGCCAATTCATTCACTCTATCTTGAAGGTTTTTAACTACACGTATCAAAGTATCAAGTTCGTTTTTATTAGCAAACCCCCAAGGAGACGTATTAGTTGTATCGGTGATAATAAAATCATTTGTACCAGTTAAAGCTGTAACATTAATTGTGGTTAGAGCAGTGTTAACCATCGGACTAGTTGAAATAGCACTTAATTTGTTATCGTTAGCTACTGTAAATACACGATTATTAGTACCGTTAACATGATTGTCCACATTACGAGCAGCTACCAATTCAGTATTAATCTTACTTGCTGACCACAATTCAGTTGTAGAAGTAGAAGAATCGTTAATCTGTCTATGAATAGTAGAGTTGGCAATGTGAGCATCTATCTGAGTATGGTTATTTATCCCTGCACCTGATAAACTTTGATGGGGTATATTTTCTGGTGATACTTGTATCGCAACATGATCAGGTTGATCTGAAACACTCAATGTTGTATTACCAGCTCTAATTCTTTTAAATTGTAAATCTACACCTGATTTACCTGCAAAAATAATAGCACCTGTTCCAGCTAAATTACTACCAGTGTTAACTTCACCAATATCGGCAGACCATTCCAATCCACTCAAAGTAGAACTATTAGCTTTAAGTACTTGACCGTTAGATCCTGGCGTTAAAGATACATAGTTCACACCATCGTGTACGAGAATATGACCTTTTGCTGGTGTTAGTGACGCAGCTGAAACTACTTGATTAATTGTAGTACTGTGTGGGTTAATTGTAGATGCTATATGGGCATCTATTTGAGCATGGGTGTTAGATCCCCTATTATTAATAAAATTGTGGTCTATGTCTGCTTGTGTAAAGTGAATAGAATTATTTGCTATATGTGTGTCTATTTGAGCATGAGTATTGGTACCGCGATTAATTATATTGTTGTGGTCAATTTGACTTTGAGTAAAGTGGATATTATTATTATCCAAGTGTACTCTAATCGCAGATACCTGAGTTTCATTAGGCGAACCTTGAGCTATCACTTGAACCTGAGAAGGGTTAGGTAAATTATCAATCAAGTTTTTCAACAATTGACCTTGAGCAGCAGACAATGGGCTATCAACCGAATTGGATAAAAGATTGTTTACCACATTGGCTCGTTTAAGTATAGTAGGATCGGCGTTTTCTTTTCCAGCAATTGCTGCAGACAATCCGCTAATCGATGCAATAGACAAACCATCGATTTTATTATAACTACTATCAACAAGATTTTGTATAACATTTTGTAATACTGTAAATATCTCGTTAACAGTACTTGGTATAATTAACGGAGAAGTATTATCCATCTTAGTATCAAGCTCGTTAGCTTTCCATGTACTAAGTTGGGTTGATATTTGAGACGAACTAAGTATAGCCATATATTAATATTAAAAAGGATTCCAATAAAATTCACTAATTGGTTTTAAATGTAAGAGTTTTTTATAATTATCTAATAAGTTTTGTAGTTTCTCTTTTCCAAACTTATCAACCCATCGCGATTTAAATAATTGCCCCTCTCTTATAAAATAAACAGTGTGAGGATCTGATCGCACAGGTATCAATAATTCTTGATTGTTATCTTTTTTTTCTACTTTTTGATTTTTTAGTAGAGTCGTATATCTAAGTCGAGTAATTCTAATAGTTTCTTCATCATATTGGTCACAATTATCCAATATTGATTTATATTCTTCTAGTTTTTTTAACTCGGCTGCTTTTTTTTCTTCTTTTTCTTGAAGTCTTCTTGTTTGATATCTTTTAGAATAAACGTTCCAACGTTCTCCATCAAACTTATATCTTTTTGTACGTTGAGCCATTATATCATGTTAAAATTAATACTATTATTATTAGGATTATTATCCTTAATCTGTAATTTTTCTACATTGAGCGCCTCTTCTTTAATAGCTCTATTGTCATTAATCTGTTTGTTTTTAAGTTCAAGCTCTTTTAGTTTAGTTTCTTTTTCCAAATTTAACTTTTCGCGCTCAAGTTTAAGTTTTTCTTCTTGTATTAAAGCTTCTTTGCCTCCTAATTTTTGAATTGTTGCTTGCAACTCTTCAATTTGTTTTTGTAATTGTTCATTTTCTTGTTGCATGTTAGCCAGTTGCGTCATAGCCGATTGTTCAATTGCCGCAACACCTTGATCAATAACTTGTTTCCTTCTACTTATAGATCGAGACATCAATGTATTAAATGCAGTTTGAAGATCTACTAAGTTGTTATCAAGCGCTCTCAATAATAACTCATCGGCTCTTTTTAATTTTTCTGTATCTTCAAGGTCATCGCTTATAAATACACCATAATCAGCTAAACTATATCGCTCTGCATCTATTGAAAATATTTTATGAGTATCTCCAACAGTAACACTACCTACCCAGTTATCCATGACAGTTAATCTTGATAAGTTAACAACATTGGTCAAAGTTTGTTTGATTAACATTCCATTAAGATAATATAAATCTTTTGTAATAACTTCTCCTTGTTTTATTGCCATGGTAGTAGTAGATTTACCATCTTGTTCTTCTATTTGACCTAACAGCTGTCTATTTAAGCCAACAATGTTCATTGCTTGTTCTCTTAGTATCTCAAGATAGTTCATATAAGCTTGAAGTAATCCTCCATCAAGGTTAGAAGGGTAACTTCCAAAGTTATTAAAAGCATATTGACCTTCCATACCTTCTTGAGAAAGCGATACTATTTGATCCATTCCTGCTTTTTTATAAGCTGCGTTTTTAATAATTCTTTCGTGAACTTTATCTCCAAATTGTTTAGGTATGTGTTCAAGAGGTATGATTACTCCACCTGGACGAGCCATAGAAAATAAGTTATTTAACTGAAAATATGTGATATCGTACATATTTTGTATGTCTCTTGTTGCCCATACTAAAGAATAGGGTTTGCTATTACGTCCGCGATATAATAATCCATTGTATGACAATTTACATTCATAGGGATTATCGTGTTCTCTATTAACATAAGCACACTTACCATATCCAAAATATAAACCTCTTCCAATATCTATCTTATAACATTCATATCGATCTTTTCTTCTACGTTTTTTAGAATTGATATTATCTCTTCCTTTTGTATGAACCAAATCGAGAACGTCATTATCGGCTTCTACTTCATTAGGACTTATCCATTCTACGTGAAATACTGGAATGAGAGCTCTTCTCCATCTAGCTGTACCTGTAAAGTAAAGATGTTCTTGGTTAGACCGGTTTTCTGAATCAATTTGATTAATAAATACCTGTTCGTTTCTCCATCGACCGTAGTTATTATAATAATCTACAAACATCATCTCTAATCGAGTTCTATCCTCCTCAGTAAGATAATGCCCGTATTCTGTTAATATGTCTCCCGATGTCATCCAGCGTCTATGTACTACTCTTCTACAATCTTGTAACCACATTTTCTCTTCATTGTAATCAAAAAAAGTTTCTTCGGGATTACATAATTCTACTACTGGATCTTTTCCAAGTTCTTTTATATAGGTTCTTATATAGGCTTGTCCGGTAACACACAGATCTTGAAAAGCCATATTAAACTTTTGTTTAAGATTATATCGATCAATATAATATTGTATATAATCTTGTGCAGCTACTTCGTAATCGGTTTTCCAATTGCTTCCATATTTTTGACTTATTTTCCTTTTTAAGTCTTCGATCCAAAACATTTTCTTTTTACTTTCTCTTTCAAGCTCCTCTTTGATATTTTCTGCTTTTTTTGGATCGCGACTCATCAACTTTTGATACTCTTGAACCATTTGAAGGTGTTTGTTAAAAGTATTCATTACTTCTAGTGATATTTCCTCCAACATGAAGAAGCGTCTCTCATTTTGTTTAATCAAAAGAGCATCGGAGTTTTGACAAGTAACTTGATAATCGAGATGATTTTGCAATTGAACGTTAGTTAATGCTTTTATCATTACTCCCATCAAAGGAACAAAAGGTATATCTTGTGGATGAGATACTCCATAATTGTCTACTAAGTGTTGAAATTCACTGTTATCTCTTATACCGTTAAAAAAATCATAACATTTACGTTCGTAAATTTTATCTGTTACGAGATCGGCAATGTGTCTATCACAATTACCTATCAAGTACCGTTCTTTTGATTTATCTTCTTCTTTTACAAAGTCACTTAATTCGCTTATACGATTGTAACCTGTTTCTTGAGAACCATTAGTCATATATCCAAGTTTTTGTTTTTACATTATATATACGTTCCTTTATCTGTTCTTGTACTATAAAATCATTATTGCGTCCAGGAACACCAAAATGTTTAGCTCCATTGGGAAGTCGATACCATACGGGAAGCTCCAAAGTGTCTTTTGTAGATACTATCTCTTTTGCTATTTTATTTGAATACTCAGCTTCTAATATTTCTGTCATTCCCATTGCAGCTACTATGTCAAACTTTCCCTTTTCTTCTCTTGTGTAAGAAGTTAACTGTTTAACTTGAGCACTAAAATAAAGATTCTCACCATAATCAGTAAGATATTGAGTTATTTTCTCAATATAAAAGTTAACAACTACATGGGTAGCTCTTATTCCATATTTATTTTTGTTAGCGCGATAACTACTATCTGATCGAGATAAAGCGTCGGGTTCTTTAGAAAGGTATCTTAAAAATCCATTATCTCTAAAATAATCCAATATATTTATACGAGTATATTCTAGCAAAGCTATACCATTAAAGTACATCAAAGCATAAGCTATTTGTTTATATCCTTCTCTAACATCATCGGGGCGATGATTGTACAAACAAACATAAGTATTGTTATAAATATCTCTAGGATTATTGGGATCGATGCGTTTTTTTATAACCATTGATAATTTGGAAGCTTTTCCTCCACTTTCTGAATCGACACCTCCCTGATCTATACTATCAATACCCCCTATATATAGATGACTTATATTTTGATTAGATAATAACGATTCATACGCACCATAGGGCTGTTTTATGACCCACGATGGATGATCCAATATATGTATCAGACCAGCGGGATCCTCTATAAATTTTATTCCTATTAACTGACCCTCTCTATTTCTTATTTCTGAGAAATAACCGCGTTGTATATTAGGTTTTATAAGACCAGTTTCCAAATCTACAAGCTGCCTAGCTAGCTTATTAGAGCTAAATACTCTACCTGTGGTTTTAATAAGAGCCTCTTCTATTGTAAAAGGGTGATCGGCAATGTAAGCCATAGCATCTTGATCAGATTGACCAGAAAGAACTTTGGCTCTTCCTTGTTTTAATCTTCTTAATGACTCAGATCTTAGTGGATTTCCGTCAACATCTCGCAAAGCAACATCATAAGCTGGAACAAACCATCCTACACCCGATCCTTTTTCATAATACTCGGGACTATTATGATCAATTATTATAGATAAAGGATCGGTAGGTATTGACTCTATAAATTCCTCGGTTATTACTCCTTCAGGAGGGGCCCATACATTCCTAAATTTTACCATATTAAAACCATTGGGGTTATATATAATAGATTTTAACCCTTCGGCTGCTTGTTCTTCTACGTTGGATGTTCCCCACGCAATAATAGTTCCTATTACTTGAGTACCACTGTTAAGTTCTACAAGAGGTCTAGAAATATTTATTTGATTTACAAGATTTTTATTAGTACCAGCTTCTTCGTAATATAATTTATAACCGCGTTTACCTCGTACTTTATCTACTTTATCTACAACTACACCCTCTATTACACCCGATGTTTTAGTACGAGTACCATCTTTTTTGATTATACCACCTTGTCTTTTATAATCGGCTACTTTATCTGCAATCTTGAAGTGCTTTTTAAATCTACCGTCGGTGTGGTTATTGAGATAGTCCATAGCATTAAAAGCTTTTGTTATGATACCATCGCCTCCGAGATATTGGTCATAACTAGCAAAATAAAAGCTATTTCTTTCTATTATTTCTTTTGATGATGGGTCATAATCGGTTATCATTATATCACGCGCTCCCATAGCTGCACACTTTTCGCTATAACCACATCCTCTAACTTTAACAGCTCCAAGATGAAGTCCATTTTTTTCACAATATTCTACTATACGAAAAAATTGCCAATCGATAAACCAAAAATCAGGATGTCCTTGTACCCTATCGGGACTACCGTTGCGCATAATAATTTTAGGTATAGGATAATAATTAAGATAAAAATAATGATATCCTGTTATTCTTACCTCGCCTACTTGGTAACCTTCTAAACATCTACGTTTTTCCTCATCCCAAAAAGCAGCCCAGGCTTTTGAGCCTGGGACTTCCAATGTGTATCTGCCATGGGCTAACTTAAATTGGGCAGCTTTATTAAAATGATGGGTGTTTTTTATATACCCTCGATCATCAAAATAAGGAACATTCTTTTTACTCATCGCCGATAATTAATTTTTCTTCCCATCCAAGATCAAGATCTCCTTTTGTAGCAGTTTCTTGTTTAAGTTCTTCAAGAGCTCTCTTTTCAAGACGTTTAATAGAATCAATAACAAACTCTGCTTGTTTCATAATAGCTATAAGTTCTTTAGGATCATGAAGAAGCGTGCCTTTTCTAGCACCACTATCTACTTTTTCAATAAAATTGACTGTATCAAAATAATCTTCTAGTGATTTCATTCCCTTTTCCATTTTTTTAATCATTCTTAGTACTGGAGTGGAATATTTTATACTATGATATTTTTCAGCAGCTATTTTTACATAATCGGGTACTTCTTTTAACGATATATCAGAAAGAGCTTGCGCTTCTGCTTCTGCTCTTGTAAAATTCACATAGGGACTTTCTGGATCTTGAGTAAGGTATATATAGGTAAAGTATTTAAACGCTTGACCTTTATCTTTAGATTTATCATTATCTATTATTTTTTTAAATTCCTCTATTAAAAGTAACTCGGGTATATTAAGAGTTAATTTAAAATTATTATAACTAAATATCTTCAGTTTCATCTATTACTTCACAATTGTTTTCTTTACAATAATCAGCCAACATTTCAGACGCGTATCTGACCCAAATTTGAGGAATATCAATCATACATTGATCCTCACCATCAATACCTCGATATATTCTATTACCATCGGTAATTTCAAGAGTAAAATTACCTAATCGAGGGAATATTCTATATCCCAACCCGTTGGTAAAATTTCCTTGAGCCCAACCATTATACAAACCATTACCTCCATATTGATCAGGAGATCGATAAAAGTTAGACAATATGCGTATTGTCTTAGCTATATCTTCTGGAGAAGAATATGTAGATTTCATGGATTAAGGGATAATAAATAAACATATCGAGCTATAAAACCTTCAAGTTCATCGAGTACATTTTTTATTGATCCAACAGTTTCAGGAAAATCCATAATATACTCTAACACTGTTTGAAGAATAGTTATAGCTTCTTTTTTAGAATGATAATCGGTTAATTTATCAACTATCATTGGAGATATAGGTGATGAGGTAATACCTATGTATATCTCGGCTAAAGTATCGGCATACTTGGCAAATCCATCGACAATTTCATCATAATATTTATGCTCAGTAGAAGACTGAGTATTCCAATGATAAAATTTAAACTGGGTTTCAAGAAATTTTAAATCGCTTATCAATTGTACGATAGGATCGACTTCTTGAACTTGTTCTTCTGCAGAACTTTTGCTATCATGAATTGATTCTATTAAGTTCATCTTGTTTTTTAATATATTGTTCAAATAAAGTTTTATTCCATCGACCCATCGGGCAAGGTCCTGTTCCATCTTTCTTCTCAAGTTCTGATTCTTCAAAATAATGATTGGGTTTATTAGGCGTGCCGTCAGCATTTAATATAGGACAACCACATCCTCTATAATATACTTTGTTATTATCAATTACTAATCGAATAACACCAAAACTATCAGTAACGTTGATATATTTATCAGCGTTGATTATATCTATAGTATCTCCGTCTTCAGATTTTAATACATTGGGATCACATACTCTATTATTTAATAAAGGACATGATTTGCATTGAGAAACCCTAAAAGATACAACATCAGGATCGGGTCGACCATTAATAAGAGTATTAAACTTGGTAGATACCAAGTTTAATACTCCTTTTACTAAGAATTTATTTTCCATCAAAGTAATAAATAATATTATGGGTAATCATCATAATATACTCACCTCGATATTCTTTAAGATCAGCTACTTCAAACTTTTGGAAAGTGCTCATAGTTGACCAAAATACTAACATACCGGGCAAAATATCTTTATCGTTAGATGCAAGTACATAACCACAAGGTAATTTATCTCCAACCATAGAAGGAGCTACATATATACCTTTTTCATTTTTCTCATTAATATCGATGGGTTTAACAATTACCTGACGAGTGTCGGTAATGTTTGGAAATTTAGCAAGAGCAAAATAATCATATTCTGCTTGTGCTGGTTTTTTTGTTTTTATAGTTTCTAATTTCATAACATTTCTAATATTTCATTTATACGTTTAATTATTTCAGTATTGCCATACAAAGCATCTTTTGCCAATTGTAAATAATATTCACCTGTACGACTTTCTTTTACAAGATCTCTTGAGTCAAAGTTTTTTTCAATGTATTCTCCTTCGGTCGTATGACCCATGGGATCGGTATACTTGGTATACCAACCACACTGGATACCTTTTAATACATTGTTTTCGACTTTTTCTCCGTTTTCTAATTCTACTACTCTCTTTTTAAGAGATCCATCAGGATTGGTGTCCCATATAATACCAGTAACTCTCATACTTGGAGATTGATCGAAAGGAACTCCTTTCAATTTAACTGTATCGTTTATATGAAACATTACTTTTCTTTTTTTGTTGCTCTTATTGCTTTCCATTCTTCGTAAATTGATTCTCCTATTATAATATAATTAACATTGACTATGTTGTAAGAAGCTTGTCCTTTATACGATAGTCTATACAACAGCGCAAAGATATCGGGGTTTTCTTTACAAAACAAATAACAACTTAGATAACTTATGAAATGAGCTATAGTTCTATTTGAATAAAACACACCTCGATAATTAAAAGCTCCTTGATTATTATATATCCTTTTACCTACTTTAAGAGGTATAGTAAGATATACGTTTTCTTTATAATAATATCCAAAAGATATACCATCGACATTATATATACCGCGCGTATTATTTTCTACTTTACCTGTAAATACTTCACCATAACATGATGATTTTACTACAGGTACCCACGGGTTATACAACGATAATACCTCGGTAACAATATCACTAGGAGTCGTTACTTCCATATTACAGATACATCTATCTTATCAGCGTCTACTATTGTAAATCGATCCCGATCTATGTGAATTAATTTTAATTCATCTACCTCATAACCGACTTTCGTTAATATATGTCGATATATAGATAATTGTATAGAGTATCGGGAATGGTTCGTATTAGGAAGATAATCAAAAGGAGGTCGCAATTTAAAATTGGTCTTTTTTTCTTTCCCTGTTTTTTTATCAATATAAGTATCTCTTAGTATCGGCTTTCCAGTTTTATAATCAAGCAAAGCAAGACGATTGGTTTCAAGATTGTAAGCAAGTACATCACATGTACCCGACACTCTGAGATCTGGATCGTACATACGCAACTCGGAACATATAATCTTATATCGCCCAGCAAGATGTCTATACAACGATATCAATGTTGATCGATACTCTTTTATATCAATACCTTTTACTGGTAAATTAAGGCTCTTATTTTCAAGATATTTGTGAACTAACGAACCTTTCTCGGTAGCTATTTTTGACTTTTTATCCCATTCTTTGATAACTTCTTCTTGAGTCATATTATACTCATCGGCCTTCTTTTTAGACCAGTAATCACGGTCAAAATTCTCATAGCGTTTTACTATACTAGTAGCAGATGTTAATTCTAGGTCGGGTTGAGTAGCTAAGTAATATTTATGATTAACTTCATCAAATATAAGATCCTTAAATAACTCTTCTATCTCTGCGCGCAGTTTCTTTTTATTTATCATATGTTACAGGAATAACTTCTTCAATTGTATAATCGTCATAATCGATACCCAAATCTTCAAATTTTTTTATAGCTTGTTCTTTCCCCCAAGCTTCTATCAACAAAGTCTCTGTTATAAATCGTCCACGATCGTTAAAACGATAATACAGATAATAAAATATCTTATAAGTTTTCATCATTTCTTGTAAAAGAATAAAGTAAAAATATAATAGAAACCATTAATAATGATAAATCAAGTATACTGACACTTAATCTCATTATACTATAAGTAGTATTTATCACTACAAGTAAAAATATAATAGCAGCTAACCAAAATAAATATTTATTTTTCATCATCTTTATTTTTTAATCTTCCAAAACTAATATTGGGCAAAACTCTCATGTCTGTATGAGTCCATTGCCATATCTCGCCAGACTCTTGTATCACAGTATATAGAGTATCGGTCTCTGTTCCATACTCGGTTACTAACCATATCACACCTTCGCCCTTAGGTGTCAAAACATAAACCCTATTTTGAGGTTCAAATATTCTCATTGTATCTTATCTCTGTATTTCTTTATACGATTACCTTGAAAAAACATATCGGGATTTATCCAAAAAACATCTTTTATTACTGTTGGAGAAATAAATCCATATCGGATCAATTCATCTCTTGCTTTAGTGTAAGTGTTATAAGATAAATTTTGTTCTTTAAGATAGCGATCTTTATTAATATAAACCCAATCACAACCCTCATCTATTTCAAATATTAACCAAAGAAAAAGTCTTTGAGAACACGAGGATAGATCGTTTACAATCTTTCTACGTTCACTCGAAACAAATATTTTAGTAAAACGCGTAGCTTCCAACTCTATAATCTCTTTTACTAAAACATCATCATCCATCACATAATTTTTTCCTTTTATTTTATTTACAGGAATGGATAAAGAGTTAACAAAAGGATTTTTACCTAATAAAGATTGATCTATTGATTTATTCTTTTTCATTTGTGCAAAGCTAACACATATATGTATATTATCATATAGTTATCATATAGATATTATCAAAATTTTGTGAGTTTTATAAAATACTATACATCTCACAAATGAGGGGTCACAAAAAATAGGGTCACAAAAAATTGTGAAATCGAAAAAGTCAAAAAATTGTTTAATCAGATATATGAGAGTAACAAAAAATGACAAAAAAAATTCAAAAAAGGACCGTCTTATAGCTTTAAGGGTATACTCGAGTAGGTCAATTTTTGGTCAAAAAACGATTGATGAGCTATATAGAAGTAAACTTTTCTCTTTTTTTCTACTCACAAAAAATTGTGAGAAAAATGTGAGATGGATTCTCTAATGTTGTTTAAAGCACATCAAACGAATTTTTTTATTTTTTTATTTTTTTTTTGTTTTTTGTTGAGGGAATATTTGGTCTGTACCCCCATCCTGCCCCGCTTGGGTTTGCAACTAAACATTTAAAATTAAATTATGAAAAGCTACGAGTTTCAAAGTGGAGCGGAGTTTGCGGGAGCAACTTTGCTCGGACGTATAGAAGTGGAGGTCGTTTCTTCTAATAAAGGTACGGGCCTTTCAAAAGGCAAATGGAAAAACACCATTTTGCCCGTAGAAGTAATTTTGAATAACAAGGGGACTAAAACAGTTTCCGTAAGAGAAGGGTTCAATTCCAAGAGTAAGCTTGAAAACGGCTTGTACACCGTGGGGGTGTACGAAGCCAACATAAATAACAAGCTTACCGCCTACCTGGCTTTATAGTCGGGTAAGCTGTCGCCCCTTCGGGGGTAAGTGTGCCTCAATCATTAGCCACATGATGAGAGGCACAACCATACACTCGCCACACGGTGTATGGTAAGTAGCGTGTGTGGGCATATTTTCATTGTCTTGGTTGAAAATATGCTTCCCCAGATATCTGGGAGTGGGTTTTTTAAAAACCCAAGACATCCACCCCTCATTGTCCGAGTGAGGGAGAGTGTGACCAAGTTGTTGTAACCATCCGACAACTTGGCACACCGTGGGTTATTTATAGGCAAATTGAAGACGCCTATATCTCGGAATGGGGGATGCCGAAAACCCGTATAAAAGAGTAGGCAAGGGATGTAACTCACGCCCTGCATGTCGCGAAAGGTGGGTAGTAAAAGATTGTATTACCATGTTGTTATATAAACAGCCCATAACCCGTGAGGAAATGGGCAAACTGGGCAAAATCCTTAGAGCGATTTTGCCTAAGGATACTAAGATTACTTTTAACGAAGAAAAAATCGACATTTTTGCGTCCTACATATCATACGAGGGTAATTCTATTACCCGCGATAAGGAAAAAATTGTCATTTTCACGGTATCAAGGTTTGAAGGCGCCCTCCTATTGGAGAGGTTGCCCATTCAAGAAACGTTTTTCTTTAATGGGGAACGCTCAGAGCGTTACCCCGACGAAGATCCGACGGTGTCGGATTTATTAAAAAATCATGTGGATTCAGACAGTATAGTAGCTTACGTACTCTACAGAGAGCACGTTTGGGAGGACTACTGGTCAATAAACACATCAAAGGAAGCAGAGATTCTGCTTCCTTGACGTGTTCCCCCCTACCTTGGGCAAGTAGGGGGGTATCGCAGCCTACCCTTGCCGTCGTCTAACGGGCAATCGCCGTCATTTAAAACGGCAAGGGTTTTTTTAATGGGGGATGTTTAATGGGGGATGCCGAAAACCCAAAGTAAAAAGAGTAGGCGTAAATTGAAAAAATAGAAATGGAAACTAGAACCATAATATCGGAGGTTAACACAGCTCACCTCCACATGATCAAGGAGAACTTTGATCATGAGTGCCCGCTTCCTGAGGGCGGGTACGTGCTATATTCATTTATATCAAATATTGAAGCAATTGAAGCTATAATTCTAATTGTAAAGAAAGAAAAGCTCATAAAAACAAGAGCTTTTCTTTTCACCGGGGAGATTCTCCAATTAGAGAATTTCCTTGCTAAGCATGGGATTGAAATATCCCTAGCATAGCGAGCCTCCCCTTTGTCTCCTTGCCGCCATTTAATGGGTAAAACGGCAAGGGGGGTTTAAAGATGTCCCTGTCAAGCAGAATTGAAGATGACAGGGCATCTTTATTTTTATCCCTCCACCTTGAGCAAGTGGAGGTGGGTGTTTGCTCATGTCCCTCAATCGGACCGCAAATGTAACGTCGTTATTTGATGGTTACTCAAGCTGGTTCGATGAGGGACACTTATTTGACTAAGACGGGGTCAGATAAGTAAAAATTAAACCGTCTCTGCCGAAGGCTCGCGACGCGTTTTGCTCGCTGAGCATTGGCAGATTCCCCGAAAGGGGAAATTAGCGCCCCTTAAGTGGGGCTTTAGCTTGTCCGTACCATACCGGACTTAAACATAGTATGGTAAGCCTTTGTACTAGGCTTTGATTGAGGAGCTATGCTCCAAAAGAAGGTACAAAGACCGTCGTCTAGATATTTATCTAGGCAGAATGTTAGGACGGCGCGCACAGGGTTCTGGAAAGCTTCTTACCTGTGCAAAATAAAGTGCTCCCATAGCTCAACTGGACAGAGCAACTGCCTTCTAAGCAGTAGGTTGCAAGTTCGAATCTTGCTGGGGGTACGATTAAAAAACCTAATCACAATTAAAAAAACAAAAAAACGTTATGAACAAAAAGTCACTCATCTTTGTGATCGCCATGGTGGTGGTCACATTGTTTTTGGCCACCTTTGCTGTGGCCAAGCCCCGCCCAAAATGGGTGCGGGTAAGTCACTCAATTTTAACAAGCGACTTAGGTCGCATTGATCGCGACACTGTCGCTATCAAGTTAACCTTCATCCGTTTCGACGGAGAAGGTAATCCCGTTGTCGCAAGAAATCTTGGGCTCCTCACAATCGAGGTGGCTTTCACTGTGGATCGCAGCGAAGCGATCCGCATTATTAACGGCGGAAATCTTTCCGCCAACGGGCATGTCCTCGCCCGTTTCTCAGAGGGGACAAGAATAATTCGCGATCCTAAGGGTCGCGAAGTCCGCCGCATGAGAGCTGCGGACCTCTGCAGAATTTTATATGCAGAGTAAAAAACAAGGCGGTTTCTTTGAAGCCGCCTTGTTTCCCCAGCTATGGGTAAAATAGCAATCGTTTTATTTTTTTAACATGTACTATCGTCCCCGGGTAGTACATCAGTAGTGGCACAAGGAGGCCGCAAGGGGTGAAGGCATATGACCTTCAATGTATAATAAATCGTGGTATTGAGCTAGACCACGTTGAAATAGTTAGCTCACCTGTCCACAAACACGGAGGTGTGACAGGTTCATGGGAGAAAGAGGCCGTCAATATTAAACGACGTGTCTCTAAAGAGAAAAGGGTTTCCGTGTTGCGACTGAATCTCATGTCGCACAAGTTAACGACTTGACCCGAGATATATATAGCTCTGTACGCTAACAATAACTACGTCAACAATAGATGTAGGGAGTGGTGTATATCTATATATGTACGATTTGAGACTGGACAACTCAAATCAATATGTACAATGTCCAATAGCCGTACGCCACAACGGTTATGATATCTTAAGATATGAGTCGATATTAAAAGACCTTATCTTAGATATAATTATTTTAGTCAAGGGCATGAGTCGGGGTTGACATCCCGATAAGGGTATGGAGTAAAGACCATACTTGAAAACGTCAACGTCCGATAATCAAATCAACAATAGATTTGAGGAGGACGTTAGGGCGAATTGAAGTCGCCGTCTATATTTCTATCCTGTACGGATAGTTGTCAAAGTCGACCATGGGACTGAGACGTAAAAACAGAAAGAAGCCTAAGTCGTGCGATGCTTCGCATCGATATGGTGAGCGCTCATGGTTATAGTAGGAGACATCCGACAATGTCGTATGTCGTTATTACTACTGAATAAGTCCGAAAGGACTCTGTCGTCTATGTGCGTGGCTGTGCATAGACCTGATGAGGGGTTAACCCGAAACAGTATTGCCCGCGTAAGATAAGACTGCGTTAAGGTCTTGTGAGTGATGCGTGCCCACTCAGAACGGCATTAATTTTTTATCCAAAATTGAAGATGGGTAGAAAATTAATTAACGCCCTAGAATGCGAAAAGTATATACAACGTAAGCTTTTCGCATTCAACGCCGGCAAGACGCTGGCTAGGGCGTGGAACGCGGGGGAAAACGTTCTTCTTACTGGACCAGGTGGTTACGGTAAGACGGATGGAGCATACTCTTTCTTTGAGTACCTCAAGTCTCAGGAAGCTATTATGGATGAAAATCCGTACATATTAGCTTTTGGACAAGGGATGACTGAAGAAAGACTCTTCGCTGGATTGGATATTAAAAAATTCCAATCAGAAGGGGAGTTAGTTTACAACCTTAAAAAGGCTTTTGTAAACTACGAGTATGTAATCTTTGAAGAATTGTTCGATGCCTTTCCAGGCGTCTTATTAATCCTCAAAGATGTACTCCAATCGAAGAGCGTACGGTTAGGCGACACCGTATTCCCCTTGCGAACTAAATTTATAGTCGCCTGCACCAACCGTAGCAATGAGGAAGTCGCTACGGATAGAAGTACATGGGCCCTCTTGGAACGCTTTGTATTCCAGAAAGAGGTAACATGGACTTCGTGGGAAAAGTCTGACTACCTCTCAGCTTTCGAGGCAGCCACAGGCCAGAAAGCTGATGCCGTCATGGAGGCTGTGGCACGTATCGCTGCTGCCAGCAGCAAAGGTGAGATGAAAATATCACCTCGCACTGCTGGTAAAGGCCTAAAAGCGGTAAAACAAAACGGTAACGACATTACCGTTTTGGAAGATATTCTCGGCTTCGATAAGAAGTCCGTAAGAGAAGTCTTCACTGCTATGGAAGGCATAGCAGCAGACAAGACACAACGTGACCACGTAGCTGCGGTGGTTGCGTTATGTAAGCAGACAGCAGCTACTTCTTCGAATTCCGCCATTAAATTGGCGGTTGCCGCTAAACGAGTTCACGTAGAACTCGAGAAACTTAGCGGAATTCAACGTCGTGATGCGAACGTTGAATTGTTCGAAGAAAGCATCATTGTCATAGAGAATCTGAGGGAGTCTCTATGGCAAAGAGCCAAGTCCCTTATTAACAAGCCACCAGTTGGCAGCTTGGCAGAGTTTATACAAAACTCTAGCACAAGCTCATTCGACTGGAGCTTGTTGAGATAATCGTTAACCCAATCTCTTGGGTTTGACTTGCATATAAGGTTAATCGTAAAAGCAAGGTAGTTATAATTTTATGGGGTTATGAAAAAAAGAACCATACCCCACCATCTGTACGTTGAGCCTACGCGGCGAGACGTACAAGAAAGATTTAAGGAGTTAGGTTTTGATAAAACCTACTCTTATGATCTCGTACGGGATATTGCTAATGCGATGTCTCACGTACAGAATGGTGGGAAAGTCACTGACGCAATGACCAACGTCAGTGATTGGGTTCTTCCTTCTGACTATAAGTCAGAGAGGGAATATCAAAGAGCACTCTCGTATCACGAGAATGTTCAAAGATTTATTTCTTCTCTTGACTTTGACAAGTTCAGTGGCAATACTCCGCTTGCAAAAGCGGCAAGTGTTGTTGCTGCACTGTCTAGTCAAGAAGGGGGACAAGGCAGTGAGGGTGATGGTCAACCCTTGCCAATCTTCCGAGGTTCGTCAGAATCTATGGAAGAAAAGGCTAAAAAGTTGGAAGAGGCAGTTGATCAAACTGTCGAGGCTAACAAAAGCCTTGCGAGGTACATCATCAATCCTGATGAGTCCTCCCCAGAGGTGGCTCTCGCGACCTTGAACAGCGAGAATCGGGATCTCTTAGCCAAGTTAGCGCTACTTGGTGACAGAGGTAAGATACGTTCACAGCGCACTTCTCCCACAAACAAACTCGCTCAAATGAGTGAGTATTCACAGGTGGGTCGTGTGAACGGTATGAGCAATGTCCTTCTTCCCACTTTCGGGTATAAATTTGCGACCAAGCAATTGGTTGTAAGAGAACCCGAACAATCAACAAGACAAACCCTTGTCTTATTGATTGATAACAGCGGCTCTATGGACGAGACCGACAAATTAAGTTGGGTCAAAGCCATAGTAGTTGACAGACTAGACGCTGTCAGTAGGGGGGAAGCTGAATTGTACATCGGTTGGTTTGAATGTTCTCTCGACGAAGAGAACATTGTTAAAATTGCCAACAAAAAAGAAGCCATAGCTTTTTTACAAGAAGGCTTCTTGGGTAATTTTAACGGAGGCAAAACCGATGTGCAACGGGCCGTTGAACAAGTTTGCGAGGGAATCAAACTTGGAAGGCTCGGTAATTATTCCCTCAACGGAGTTAAACCCCAAATCGTTGTAATGAACGATGGGCAAGACTTCGTTGACAGCAATTATAAACCCAGTGTTGTGACTCACGGGTTTATCTTAGGGCGAGACAATGACGGAATGAAGTCAATGATCGCCAATTGCGGAGGTCACTATGAAAGATTTTTATAAATCTTTCTTTTCCCTATGCTCTACTAATAGGGATGTAAAACGATAGTAGCTGGAAGAAAACTACCCTACCTCAGGGTTATGTGACTATAAGGGTTAATGGGTGCGCTACCATTAGAAAAGTCACGCATATAAAAATCCTGCCATTGCAGGTTGAAACACAAAACCTTACCCAGTTTTGTGTGTATATAACTCATGGGTAATAAAGGATATGGATAACTTTTTTCTTGAGTTGTTTATAGCAACTCAACAAGAAAGAATTCAATCCGAGGGATTGTTTTCTATCCTTTGCCGAATTGAAGAAGACAAGGATATGAAGAAAATCCCTTTCCACTCTCAAAAAGAGATGGAAGATTTCCTCTGGTTAAACAGAGGGAATTATCTATTCATCTCTTTGGAAGAGGCTGGGCTATTAATGTCCACCTCTCCGTTTGAGAACGGACTTGGATTGAATTGATTGGGGACCACCTGCACTAATCATCGGTGGGATATAAATAGAGGATTTTTTCTAACCATTCCGTTTTGTAATATTACAAATAAAGGTTGAATCTGCGACAGGCATAGGGATATGTGCGAGTAATAGCAGAAGAGGAAGCCGAAAAGCTAAGTGAGTAGGCATTAATTATCCAAAAAATTGAAGAATGGATATGATTAAGTCTTTATTTCCTCAGGTAGCCAAGTCTACCTTTGGAAAAAAAATGTTTAATCGCATAGCTCCCATTGTGGAGAAGCTGTGCGATGAAACATCGATGATCGCGATGCCCTCAATCGCAATGTTCCTGAGTTTCCATCCCGGAGCTTCTGCTCCGCAGCAGATGGTGTTTAACCACCTTGCAGAAGTCGCACTGCAAGGCAACTGGAGGGTATTTGTTGCGACATATGGAGAACTTATTTCTCCTCTTGACCCGTTGGCTGTGTTGGGTCAGGAAGGAAGAAAGCAGTTCTTCCAGCCCATGTGAAACTCTACGTCCTTAACTCTGCGGTAATGCCAGAAGATGGTTATTATCGCAGAGTTAAGATAAGTAGAGAGAAGGCTTCCGAGATACTCAATACAGCCACAGAAATTGTATCTTCTGTTGGGTATCCGGAAGTTTGTCAAATAATATATGAAATATCAGGAGTTGTTGTTCCTCTTGATATTGAAAAGCGAGTAACAACATTTGCTGAAGATGAGTGTACTATATTAGTATGTAAACTTGTCTTCAGGGAAAAAGCAGAACGAAAAGGAGTTAATCGTCATACCGACATTAACGAATATGAGTTCTGCTTAGTTCATTATAAAAAAAATAACCCTTTTATCAAATAAATAATAAAAGGGTTATTTTTTAATTCATTCAAATCATAATCATTTATCATATTCATATGGAATTATATCCCGTAGTAGAATGCTTAACAAAAGAAGGAGCGTCATTTATTGTTTCTTTCTTTTGTGAAAAAGGTTTCGACTTCTACTTTGTATTTACAGGTAATAAGAAACCTTATCTTGTAGTTACAAACAAAGAAGGTCTAAAAGCTTTTGAGCAATGGAATCATTCATTAGCAACAATTGTTCATTAGCAGGTTTCATTAGCAACTTATTCACTTTTCATTAGCAATTTTCATTAACATTTTTCATTAGCAATTATGTATCAAGTCACAAAAAATATAAACGGAGTCTATGCTGAGGCTACGTTTAAAACAAGAGAAGAGGCGTTGCGCCAAGCCACACGTTGGTTCGATTCCATGAACACTGATATTTCAGATTTATGCGGATCGTTCATTAGCCGTATTGTTAGCGGTAAGAATATAACTTATAGATTTCAAAAAGGATCATTAACAATAAGACATGAAAAATGAAATTTATGGGTCTTTTTCGTTAATGACATTGACGGAAGAGGGAAAGTTGATTATAAATTTTCTATCAGACAATAACGAAAAGTTTATTGTTGAAATAGAATCTTTAATAAAAGAAGATGGTAGCGGAAGAAAATTTTTAATTAATCATAAAAGTGTAAACTCTATTAGCGGCTATGTTGACTTTGCTACTAATAAAGGTTACATAAAAATTAAAAATTAAATTTTTACTTTTGTTGTTGTATTTTATAACAGCAAAGGTTTATTTGAGAACTCTTAACTCAATAGGTTAGAGTAACTGACTTATAAAGAGTTACAAGTTCAAGTTTTGTAGAGCTCACCATCAAGAATCAAATTAGAGGTGGCGCTGGATGCGCCTTGGATGCTGACAGGCGCGCGACTGTGCAGCATTGGTACTGGCAAGAAGCTGAACGACGGTTCAGTAGACGCTAGCAAAGGGCAGCTCCCTTGAGGCCGGTTCGATTCCGGCCACCTCTACTTAAACAAACACAGGGTCCATAGCTCAGCCGGTTAGAGCATCTGACTCATAATCAGGGGGTCGCAGGTTCGAGCCCTGCTGGGCCCACAATCATTCATTCACAAAAACCGCGACTGAGGCATCAGCAAATGGATGGAAGTTCCTTTACAATTATGTATATGATAACGGTAGAAGTTTATGATTGTGAAAAAGGCACTAATCGCTATGCGATAAAAGCTGCCAACTTCGAAGAAGCTGTTGAAAGATATGAAGATATCAAATCACGCATAGCTACAAACTGGACTCGCCATCCAGCAATCACCGAAGAAATTAAACACCTCGATTGTACATACGATTCTTTTAATGAAGGTTGTATAATCGTTTCTCGTGTTTAAAGATATTACCATCTATCGTTTAAGTAAGACGATTTGACAATCGCTTATAACAAAAATTGAAGATTATAAGCAATTGTTAAATAAATACAGGTTCGTATCCTGTTAGATGGTCAATTAATCACCTGAGTTTAAGAGATTCACCCTAAGGTAACTGACGTTAAACTTTTTGTCAGGAGAATAAGGTTATGACATAAGTCATAGGTGATTTAAGATTTTAAACTATTTATCGCATGAAAGTTTACGTTCACAGGTACCAGTTTGAAGGAGTATTAGTCGAGTTAATATTGCCTCATAACAATCTTATTGAAGTTGGTGACTTGATTTCAATTGAAGAAATTGAAATTGAACCAATAAGAATAGAGCACGCAATCTTAGATGCGGTTGTCGTATATTTTTCTTATAGAGGCAAAGAAAGAAGTGTAATCGTTGACAAATCAAATCTTGAAAAGTAATGGAAGAAATAATCTTGGCGTTGTTAGACACTTGTCTAATCAGAGAACGCGACCCACGACAATTTCCAATATCAGAAGACACTATGTATCAATATAATATGCCTGAGCAATTATGCGATACTATTGTATCTATTGGTAAATATGTTGAACCGCAAACAGAAGCAGATCGCTATCGCGAAGCTGCAATTGGTAAAACATATATCGTTGACATTTATCAATTATACAATACAATCATTTCTCATGGAATTTAAAGTTTTATTCACATCACCTAACGGTTACGCTGTCGATTTAAAAAAACAATCGTTTGGTTATAACCAATATGAGTTTGCCAAACGTTATGTAAATCCAATGGAACTCGATCCCCGTGTGGTTTTAGATTACATAGATGAGTTTAAAACTGATATTATCATAAACGTATGTGTAAGTAAAATTAAAGGATGTCTTTCATCTGTATTTTATGACACTACGTTTGTAAAAGTAATAGTTCCATCAGGAACATTGCGTCGGTATGTAAGTCTCATCCCTGTTGTCGAAAAACATTATGATCAAATAATCAGTATAACTTGGAGATATCAAATCAATGATGACAATATATTAGATTCATGGTCATCAGATGGTTGTCCTTTATACTGGAATCCCATTAAATAATCATTCATTCACCTTAAATTTAAAAACCATGTACAAGATCATCTCGGTCGTTTCAAAAAATTCCTTAATTGAAACAGATTATAGAAAAAACATAATCACTAAAGAAATTAAAAAGAGAGAGTCGATCATTGCAAACGAAAATCCTTATTGGGTTAACGTATCGTTATATATGGTCGTCGCCAATCTTAAAAGTTATCCAAAGCGATGGTATTATGTTGTAGATGAAGAAGGTCGGTATCACATTGCTGTTGCTGACAACGTGTCTAAAGCAACTCCTAACATACCATCGTGGGTTATTGACGTTTGGTTAAAAGATAACAATGTTCAATTTAATGTTACTTTTGATGAACTTGAGCAATTAAATTGTGAATTAGCAAAAGAAGATAATGTTCAGTTGCCAAATTGCTTAGAGGAGGTTGTGGTAACAAAAGAACATTTTGAAGTTATTCAATTAACTAAAAGCAATAACTTTATATTGAGACACATCAAAAAAGGACTGATAGTTATACTTGAAAAAAAACATCATAAGAAGTTTTTTGAAGGTTTAAAATTTCAAGTAGAAAAAGAAACTTGGTCCCGATATGGTGATGTTCTTGTAGTAAGACCGTTCTCTGTTGTAATTTTGTAATATCAGTACGCCTCTTGAACAGAGGCGTACTTTAAATCAGTCAAAAAAAAAAAATGAAAAAGATTCGTAAGTTAAACAAAGAACTTTTTGAATTATTTCAAAACAATAAATTCAAAAATAAAAATATCGATTATATTCAAATGCTCATTGATAGGTATCGGTCGATAGTTAATCCAGTATTCAAATTAGGTAGTTATGATTTTAATATAAATATATCATATCAATTTTTAGACAGTCGAGATATTAGAACAATAAAGTTATTAGTCGAATCATTTGAAAAAGAAATTAATCGGGTATATGATGATATTAAAGAAAGATATTATCAAGATATACTCGACTGGGGTAATCAATACAAATCGCCAAGATGGAATTTAGAAAATTTATACGCAATGGCTGATTATATATCAACTGTATCTCAGGAAGAATTTAATATAAGTGCCCCTCTCAATTATGATATAAAACACATCAAAGATGTAAAAGTAAAAGATGTTATTGGTCATTGTGTAGTAATCGATGATCAATTTAATTCTTTTCTTACCCAAAATAATTTTGATTTTCATCGATGGTGTGAAAACTTTACTGGTTTATCAATACACTGCCCAGAATGGATTTGGTGTTTTGGTTCACAATGGGCTAATACAGATAATACACCAATGGGCGCTGCTATAAGAATACTTTGGCTTATTGAGTGCGGTTTACCTAATAATTGGGAAGCACAAATGAACAATCAGGCACCTTTGTGTTACGAACAATTTTATGACATATGAATAAAAAAAATCTTATTTCGATAGCTCGATACTTGCCTACAATAAGACAAGAAAATTTTGACATGTTAAAATTTAGGACTGGTGATAAGTCATCTCATGAGTGCAATTCAATAGGATGCGTCATTGGTCATTGTACAATATTAGATGACTACGAAAACATACCTCGTACACCTACAGGTCAAATAAATTTTCAATTATGGTCTGAAAAGTACACTGGTTTACCTATCGATAGTGAAGAATGGGCTTGGTGCTTTTCTGAACAATGGGCTCATTGGGGAACAGATAATACTCCCATTGGTGCAGCCAAGCGTATAATTTGGTTAATTACCGAAGGACTACCTGAAAATTGGAGAGAACAAATTACAGGTGAAGATCCTTTGTGTTATACGAACATCGAAATATTTTAAATATCACTATGTATACAATTTATTTAGAATTAAAAGACGGTAGTAAAAGCAAACACACCGTCGAATCAAAACAAGATTTTGCAAATTGGTCGCTTAAAAACATTAGAAAATTCGATACTATGGGAGTATTTTTAGTTTATCCTGAACATTATTTGTCAATCGATTCTCCTAATAGTTTTTTCGTAACGCCTTTCTTTGTTGAAGTTATCGACTGGTTTAAAGACATAAATCTTTCTCCTAAAATATATATAAAAATATTTGAAAGAAATGATTACTTAGCAATAGTAGATTATTTATATAATTTTTATAAAAAATAACCAGTTGATTTTGTAGTAACTGTACCCGTGTTGCATCCCGTCAGATCTGCTCGCGGGTCTTTTTTTATTTAAATATTAATACACATGAATGATACTCAATTGGTAACTGTGATAATACTTTTATCATTTACCCTATTTAAAATATTAAAAAGAATAATCTTTAATTCACTTGAGAAATGAGAAAGCAAGCGTTTTATATCATCATGATTGTCATAACTATTTTTATGGCAGTTATTAGTTACGCGTCGGTTCCTCGATGGAATCTTAAATCTACTACTATTATCAATAATCACGACTCTATTGTGACATATAAAACGGTGTATGAAAATAAATCAACCGATAACGATACAGTAATTACTGTAGTATTTCAATTACCTCTTGGTATCAATCCAGTAAATGGATTACCCGATCATAAATTTTCAGCTGTATATGTTAAATTTACTGTTCAAGGAGTAGTAACAATATATAGAAAAAGATTTAACGATCGATACAGAATAATTTCTTTTAGAAAAATGTCAGTAGAGGATTTAAAATTATTAATGAACTGAATCACAAAAAAACATGAAAAAAGGAGATTATGTAAAAACCAGTAAAAATAAAACTGGTATAATAAGATCAATAAAATTTATTGTTTACTCTTCTACCGACCCCGATGGAGAAGTTGATGTAAAAGAGATTAGATGTTTTGAAAACGAAACAGAAGGTTATACTTATATAACAAACCTTGAAAACGATAACCAAGATAGTAATATTTACTACCATATAAAAAAATCTATTATGGTTCAACTTGGTAGTAATGAATATGAAATTGGAGAAAACCAATTAAGAACTATCGATTGGTTAACCATCACTATCCCATCGAGTTTTACTCTTGATATAAATAATGCTCGAGAGGTACTTGATATGTTATCAAGATATAAAATATATCACACAATTGATTAATTATCAAATTGTTCATTCACCTTTTATTTACACAAAAAATGAGAGTAGCACACGTTTATCATCCAACAAAAGATCCCCAAGGCATGTATGAAATCAATAAAAAGCAAATATCGGGTACACGTAAAGTAAAATTATCCGAGGCTTACGTTGATTGGTACACTGTTACTGTTCATAAAGCTCAACTTATGGATCAAGATCTTGTAAGATTATTCTTTTATATTGGAAACCAAGAACAATCTTGCGTAGCGTTAAGCGATGAGTACTTGAGATTAAAATCAACCGACGATGCGCCTATAACAAACTAGATTATGAAAAAGCTGATTTTATTATTAATGTTAGCGATAAGTTTTTCAACTTATGCGCAAACCCAAGACGTATTGAAAAACAAGACGTATGAAATGAAGATAGAAGATACTACTATAACTTGTTACAAAGTTATACGTAAGTATACTATCCCAAATGATTACCGTCCTGTTTACATATACGTTTGGGCATTTGTTCCTGTATCGGCAGCAGAGACTATGAATAGTTATGATCTGTGGCCTTTTTCATTTGACATGAAAATACAATATTGGTATGGCGTCAAAGTAAAAAATCGTTGGGTAGAAGTTCCTATGGGTAATGTAAAAGACAGCGATTGGATAGATGTCAACCAGTACTTTCACGGAGAAAGATAAAAATGACAAAGTCACAAATCATTTTAGAGGTTGAAACGAGTGATTTTCAACCTCATTTTTCATTTACAGACGATATCGATTCTGTTATAGATGATATTAATCGTCCGCATGAAGATTATTTTCTTGGACTCAATGATAAAGTCAAAGAAATAATCCAACGTGAAATCGAATACGCTCAGTCAGTTGACGATTACTTTATAACTTTTGCAGATGTTTGTAATTGGCAAAAAGAATTGTTCTATTACAAAAAAGAAAAAATATATCAACTGCAAAATAATAGTGATGACAAACTCAAAGAAAAAGCAATCGGGTTGCCAAATCAACATATTAATCTTGGTCTTAGACAAGTTAGTGTAAAAGTTGGTCGATGGACACCACCTGGGCCTATCTTTCTTGAAGAGTTAAAATCAATGAGCTTTCCTATTTCAGTTGAGATTGTAAAGTCTTTGTGTGATTTTGACGAAGATGTAATACTTTATCTTACCGATTGGTATAAAATCTTTCAAACTATTCACATGTTTGAAGATTTCAATGGACGATTAGGAGGTATAGTAATTAACATACTGTCTTATATCGTAAACGGTCACTACCTTATTAGACTATGAGTATCAATGAAGAACAACTAAAACAAGTAGTACCTCATATGAATGAGGTACTACAGCGTTGGTCAGTACCGTACAACATGAAGAATGTAAACGATACTATGAAAAGTTTTATTCTTGCATGTATTTATTATAATGACCGAAAGGAACATTATATAGCTAAAAGATTAAAAAAATCTTTTGATGTAAACTTAGATTTGACCTTTGATGGTAAAATCAAACAAGTTAATATCGTAAATCATTTGAAACCATTTGAGTTAGGTACTGCTTATGAAAGTATAATTGATGCTTTACAAACCTTCTTTTCTTTTAAGATAGAAGAGCTTGATTATGAAAAAATTAATAGTATAACATTTCCATAAACCATTATGACAGAAGAAAAAAAGTTTTATGATGCTTTAGCCAAGTTAGATGCTATTATGAAAGGAACACTTAATCGTAAAGATAAAGTAAATTCCGACTCATTAAATAGCATTGTTGATCAATTGATCGCGGAACAACAACAAGCTGTAGCTGAAAAGGTAAAAGAACATCTTAGACAACTTGTAAAAGCAAAAGCAGACTTTGACAAAGTAATGAAAGAAGAAGAAGACAAGTTGAAAGCTCTAAGAGAAAAGAAAATGAAGGAGTTTGTTTCATCTGTTCAAAAGCTTCAATCTATGATAGAAGATGTTTCAAAAGTAGAAGACAGTTATAAAAGTACTGTAGAAGCTATTTCAAAAGAACAACCAGAAGATAATACTGAAAACTAATCACTTAAAAAATTAATCACATGGAATTATTAATAATAGGAGCAATAGTATTAATATTAGCATTATTGTTCGTAGATGCAAGAGACATTCTTTATTGGATAAGAGCAACAGCTTTTATCGCATTGTTATTATTTCTCGTAGCAGACATTAGCAATTTCATCATATATGTTATTTTATTTGGTACGGTTATTTACGTATCTACTATTTTGTTAAAAACAGTATAAACGATGATAATTGTAGAATGGGAAGTATTATCAAAAGAAAAAGAATGTCGTAGTTTTTATTCATGGGTGTCAGCTTGGGCGTACTTCCGTTCATTATTTAATCGATGGAACGAAATAGTTCCATCGATTAAATATATCATTAACGATGATGCTATTTTCATTATGTATCAAGATGGTTATATATCGTTAAAATTAAATCATAACGAAAAAGCATTAACATGATAAAGTTTATCCAGGAATACAATCAACGCTTATACCAAAGTAAAGTCAATAATCAGAGGTTGGATCGAAAACAATTATATCGATTATAAACTTGTTTTAATCTACGGTGAAGGTTAATTGGTTTAGTAACCAAGTAAAAATAATTATCCACAAAAAAAAAACAATCTGTATGAATAATTTAGAAGTAGCTGTATTACTAAAAATATTAAAAGCTATAAAATCAAATATCGATCCTCTTGATATTATAAAAGAGATGTGTTTAAAAATGGCTAAGTTTTATGCTCTGATCAGAGACATTGAAGACAGTAACGATATTGTTTTACCAAAAGAATATATTGAGTTAATGTATGTTATGTATAAGATAAAAGAAAATCTCGACTTGCCATGTTTTGACACATCTCCTGAGGCTTGTGATGATAATCCTCCTAGACTATTATCTGATAGTATGATTAGATTTGGGGGTATATTGCTATTACAACAACAAGAAGAAGAACAACAACAAGAAGAAGACAAAAGCGTTGATAACCAATATCAAAAATATATTGATGCTGCTTTAAAAGTACAATTTATGAATTTGATATGCGCTGTCGATTCTAATAGTATTAGTACCGATACTATTACAAACATTATGATACAAGTAAGAACTTTCAAATCCATGGGATTTTCTCGGTTAATGTATACAAAAGAACTATTTGAATAAATGATTGAAGCAATACTTGATATTAAATTAAAACTTGGTATAGCTTACGCATATATCATTTATTTAGAAGAAGATGAAATTAAAACATGGTTAATTGAAGAGTATTCTAATAAAGATAGAGATGTCTCATCCGACTGCATGATCTTGTTTACTAAAGAATATACTCAATTATCTTATAATGTTTTGCTATCAAATCAAATCTTTAATTTTAAAACTTTATAATAATGACAAAGATAAATCTCACAGAACTACAAAATTATTTTAATGAACGCATGTATGGTTTTGATGCCAAAATATTTGGTATTGCTTGGAATAGTAATCAAAATGTATTACTGACAGGTCCAGGTGGATATGGTAAAACATACAGCGCTCAATTATTTTATGATTTTTTAGTACATAAAGGTATATTTCCAGAAGGTAGTAAACCTTTCGTTCAATCATTAAATCCCGATACTACCACTGAAAAAATCTTTGGCGGTACTAATATTAAAGAATTTACCGAAAACGGAGCTATGGTTTATAATTGCCATAATAGCTTTGCTAATGCGCCTTTTGTTATCTTTGAGGAGTTTCTTGACGCACCATCATCTTCTTTGATGGCTCTTAAAGACGCTCTTACTTCTGGATATGTCAGAGATGGTCTTTATACCTATGAGGTAAAAACAAAGATGATAATTGCTTGTACTAATCTTTCAGCAGATGAATTTGCGGAAGATGACGCTACACAAGCTTTATTAGAGCGTTTTAGATTTCAAATGGTTGTGCGATGGAACGGTCATACAGAAGACGATTATATAAAGTCCTATGAAATAGCAACTGGTAATAAAGGAGACGATATCATTGTTAAAGCAGTAGCCAATGCGGCAGCTGCTTCTTACGGTGTAGGCGGAGATCGTCCAGTAAGTCCTCGTACTTATATGACAGCGGTTGAAGCTTGTAAAGGATGTGATAAAGATATAGATCCTTTGACTCCGTTGTATTATATGGATTATCCTGGTGGGTTCAAACCAGCAGCTGTTAAAACTGCTAGCGCTAATCTTGCAGCTTTAAGAAAAGTTATGGAAGATCTTGAAAGATTAGCCAATTATCAAAGCATGTGGGATACTTATAAAGAGAACTTTAAGACTACGGCTAAAACTATTAACGAAGAAAACTTAATCAAGTTATATAATATGGCCGCTAAACTTAAAGAAACTTTAAGCGAGGTCTCGCTTATTAAAGTTACAGATAACGCTTTACCTAACTATCGTAAACTTCTTAGTAGCTATAAAAGTTTATATACTAGTTGGTATGAGTTTATCGCAAATAAAGTTAAAGAAGACCCATCAATTACTAACGAAAATCTTTTAAAATTATCCAATAGTAGTGTTGAAAGATATGAATTCAATTGAGCCTAGAGTGATTAAACACAGCTCATATGATTATCTTTCCGATAGCTTAATCAACGCCCGCTTTGATGGAGTGGGCGTTGTTGAAGCTAAAAGAGAGAAAATGAGCTACGATCTAATAAGAGATCTTGCATATTATCACAGTTACTTTTTCATGGGAGAAGACCCTAAAAAAGCATTGATAGATGCACATACTGCTTATAAAAGAGAAGACTTCAATAGCGATGAAGAGTATTGGGAGCGTATAGCTTATCACAATAATATTATCAATTTTATAAGAGATATAAATATCAACATATTTACAGGTAATACTCCAGCCCAAAAAGCGGCATCGGTAATGTTGTCTATTTTAGCAATGGATAATGAAAAAGATAATAGTGAAAAAAATGGCGCTATGATGGACTTCTTTAAACCTACCGATGAAGAAATTGATAAAGCTAAAGAAGGAAAATTAAACGATAGCAGAGAAATCCCTACAGAAACAAAGAAGAATAATAAAGAAAGTGTCAATGGTAGTGGTGTTGGTGGACAAGGAAGGGCTGATAGAGTTACTTTACTTGAAGACTATGTTCATACTACAATCGATTATGCTATCGATAGTCCTATTGCAAGTGAATATTTTAATACCACTACTACTAACGGAGAATTGGCTTTATTTAATATGACTAATGAACAAAGAATATTAATAAACCAACTTTCCATTGTTTCTTCTATGGGAAAACTCAATACTAGAAAAAAGAGACCTGGTAAATGCTATGGTTTAATGAATGACATAGGTGATATAGTACACGCTTCTCCACGATCTCAGTTATTATCTCCTATACTTCCTATAAAATTAATAGAGAAGACCCTTACCACTAGTAAATCAAAACAAGGAGGAAAGCAAATACTTATATATCTTATTGATGATAGTGGGTCAATGAGCGTTATAGAAAAAGTACGTTGGGTTAAAACTTTGATGATTAATCGTCTTGATGCTGTAGCAAAGAATAAAGCAGAATTATATGTAGCTTGGTATATAGAAGATATTATACCTAAGTCAATTATTCATATTAAGAATAAAGCACAAGCAATAGAATTTTCTAAAAAACAATTCTTTGGCAATTTTAACGGAGGTGGTACTAATATAGCAAGAGCTATTAAAAGTACTGTTGATAGCATCAAAAGTAATAACTTTTACGGTAACCCTATTAAAGGTGTAAATCCTCAAATAGTCTTGATTAACGATGGTCAAGATTTTATAGATAAAAATTACGAAGTAGGTAAGGGAATTACACTTAATAGTTTTATTTTAGGGGGTGATAATAAAAACTTAGAAATTGTTACACGAAGATCTGGAGGGACTTATGTTAGATTCTTATAGCGATTACGTTACTCCTAAAATATTAGAACAAGTAAATATACTTACTGCTCTTTTAAAGATATTAAGTAATCAATATTATTCTATTATATCTAAAAGAGTTTATCACGATAATGAAGAAACGTATGAAACAGTAATATATTTTTCATCTAAAGATGATTTCGATGTATATATAGCTTCCCATACTGGAATATACGCAGCTGCATTTCGTGATAAAAGTGGTATACTTGTTATTAATAAAGCTGATTATTATCAAGTTTTAGATTTTAAAACTGTCAGTACCAAATCATTTCGTTCTTTGTTTGAAACTATAATATTAAACTAAGAACAGATTAAATTAAATATTCACATCTTAAAAAAATAAAACAGTGGCATACTTTATTAAAACCGAAGATGAGTTAAAAAAATCAGGAGCGTGGAATTATTCTACTAATGTTCCTGTTGGATTTCCAAAAGATGGAAGTAAAAATTCAATGATTGGTAGCGTTTTACCTACTCATTTAATTCCAAAGTGTAAATCTGGAAAACCATTTACTTATAATAAAGTAAAACTTTCACCAAAACATTTAAAACAGGTAAATACGAAATACAGATTTATAACTGAAAAAGAGCTAGTAACCGAGTTCAAGTATAAAATCATATATCGTGTACCAATTCCAGCATTTAAATGTAAACACGCTTTTTACAACGATGGAAGCAATCATAAATATTTTGGGGCTTTTTGTACCGAAGATGTTAATAAACAAATTGAAAAAGGTAACTCGATAATAGTTATTGATAATTACGAGTGGAGTAATGTATTTTTCAAACCAATAGCCGATGGTGAATTACCTATAGCTAGAAATAAAACACTTCAAGAACTCATAAGAGATGGAGCTACAATTACTGGTCCTAATCTTACTTATTTAGATAAAACCATTTTAATCGATAGCTATTATAAAATTTCAGGTAGATGTCCTGCAGAAACTCATCAAGACATACAAGATAAATTTTACAAATTGGGAGAGATCGATTGGTTGACTAACCGTAGCATATTTGACATTGTCAATAAGCCTATTGAAACAGGTGACTTTGTTAAGGTAACATCAGGACCTAATGCTGGAAAAGTTATACAAGTAAAAAAAGCCAACGATTTAATTTATTTTAACATTGAGAATGATGAATATTATAGTTTCGCTGACATAACACACGTGTCAGACGAAGAAAAAGAATCAATACTTAAAACGATTCAAGATGAAGTTAACCTTGTTGAAAACACTCAAGGTATTCATTATGTAAAATGTGTTGATACCTTTGTAAAAGGTAATACTGTGTTTACAAAAGGTATAATCTATCCTATACTTGATATATATCCTGAAACAGAATCTAATCAAGAAGAATATCTTATCAGTAATGGAAAAGATACACTATTAATATCATCATTACATCCAAAGTTTGAGGATTTTTATCGTTACGATATATTTGAATAGTTATGACTAAGGCTAATCGAGAATTATTAGAAAGAAAAAAGAACATTATAAGACACGTATCTCAATATGAAACTTTTGATTCAATTCCTCGAGACGTATTAAATAATGTAAAATTTACTTACAATGTTAGTACCGATTATGTTAAAACTTTGTTTGTAAGCTATAAAAGAGGAGAGATATTGTTGTAATTAAATTGTTGTGTAATGAAAGCTTGTGAAGGAGTCGATTGTCCAATTAAAGACACATGTCAATTATATATGACATACAAAAAATTAAATTACTTTTCAAAACCTACGGAAATAATCTTACCTCCATATGACAAAAAATCAAGAAAGTGTAGCGCCTATGTATTGTTTCGTAAACCACGTAGCTAATATTGGCAACGTTATATTTTCATCTGATCATGAGTTATATCATGTAATGGATGTGCGTAAAGATTGTGTTTTAGCTAAACCTTTAACAAACAATCACAACGAAATATACATATCAAGTTATAAAGTAATAGCCAGAGTAGAATTAATTAAACCTCAGGTTGTTAATGTTTATGATACATTTCTTGTCCCTGATTTTCCATATCCTTTCGATATGCTTTATTTTGTAGAGTTTAAAGATTACATGGGTAAATATAAATGTACCAATTTGGAAAAAGAAATATGGGGTATTGATGAAGATATTGTGTTATCTTACGCTTGTAACTATACAAAGAAGCTTTCTGAAATGGATATTTTAGAACTTAAGCGTATCATTTCCGAGTGGTAAGTTGTATATTTGCCTATTGTTTATACCCTATGGGTATAAACAATTTTAGTGCAACTAATAAAACCAATATGAAATACATCATGACAATTGTCTTATTATTTATTTCAACAACTATTCAAAATAAACCTTGGTTATATCCCGAATTAAAAGTTGTTGATAAAATAGAAGACATAATAATGCCAGATATTATGAATAAAATAGCATATCAAGAGTCAAGAAATAACTGGTATGCTATTAATCATAATACCAATGGCACAATAGACTTGGGACGATATCAAATTAATACTGTGGCTTTTAAAGAACTAAACAATGTGTATAATATGGAAATTCCTGATAAGGATACTTTTTTATCCGACACTTTGTTACAAAAAAAATACGCTCTTGTATTATATGAACATAATACTATAATTTTAAAGCGAAGAAAAATACCAGTCAATGATGCGACTATATTATTAGCTTGGAAACACTCTGGTTATAATGTTAATTGGTAAAAATACCGATAAATTTTGATTATAATATTAAACAATTTCGTCCCAAGTATCGTAAAATATTTTATTAACACTATAAAATAAATTATATGTCTATACAAAAAGTTATAGAACGTATTAGGATAGCTTCAAGCTTTTGGGTACCAGTATTTGTCTTTTTGTTACCTTTGGGTTTGATGGTTTTATCTGGAATACTAAATCACAATTATGCTACAAGAGTAGCTACTGAACTTGGTCTTGATAGTACTCGTATAAAAGCGGCAGGTTTCTTTATATTGGCTACAGGTTCTTTATTATTTTCTTATCCTTTTGTATTATCTCATTTTAAAATGGATAATACTCTTGATCCCGCCGAAAAAAAGATGTTATCTATTTTATTATTAGTAGCAATTACTCCTTATAGCGTATTAATTTTATTTGATGCTTTCAATAAATATAAACAAGGTACATTATCTAATGTGTCCACTTTATTTGATATAGCTCAAGTAGTAATAGCTATGGGATTTGAATATGCTGCTGGTATATTGGCATTACCTATTAGAAAATTAATGTTTAGCGATGTAGCTAATAAAGGAGGTGGTGGAAGCTCATCATCTAAAAGTGTTGGTATCGATGCAAATAAAACCTATGGAGGAGGTAGCGGCTCTAATTCTGGACAAGGAGGAGATAACAAGCAAAATCCTCCTGTTGCTCCAAAATCAGGGCCTACTTAAACATCAGGCAATATCGATATAATGAAAAAAATCAATGAAAAAGATCCTAATTTAAAAGTGGGTCGTCAATTATCCATAGGATATCAATCAAATAATTATAGAAAACTTATGCGATTGGTAAATGATAAATCAATTCCTGACAAATCTATTGAAGAGTTAACTCTTGAGATTGAGATGGTTATGAATATGGGAGAAGTTGACGACCCCGATCAGGATTTCCAAGCTGAATATAGAGAGTTAAAAGTAACAGCTATTGATAGATTACAAAAAATAATCGATTCTAAAAAAAGAGTAAATACTCCTTTAGTATTACCAAATATTGATTATTTTAAAGAAGATTTATTTGATAGAGCAGGTAAAGTATCTAAACTGTTAAAAATAAATTATACACGTTTAGTACAAAAAATAGAAAATGACATAGGTTTGACTATGGAATTTATAAAACTAGCTGATAACTATATAGGAAATACTACTAGTATAATAGCTAGAACTGACCTGATTAAATTTTTAGGTACTATTGGAATATCTCAATCCACAAGTGATAATTTACAATCGGAATTTATCAATACTGTTTGTTTTTTACTTATCGATTACATTACTTATGAACTTGGGGTAGTAGAAGAACATAGCTATAAAGAAGCAAGACTATTACTTGAGGATGCTTTTACAATACCTGGCTTTGAAGATACTGTCAGAGATGCTTATTACAACTTATCAGGTGAAGAATTAATAAATCAATTTATAAAAATATTAATTCACTTTGATGTAGTTAAACCAAACGTTTACGATTATATAAAAGATGAATAAATCTTCTTTAGATTTGATATATGAAAATCTATTAAACAACTCGTTTTCTAACATAATTAAAGAATCAAAACCTGGTCCATTTCCTAAAAGAAAGCCTGGACACATTGATCTTGGTGTAGTAATATACAATATATTAAGGGAGAGATTTGATAAAAATAATCCCGATGCAACAAGTACAGTCAGAAAAAGTTTTTATTGTCATCTTAAAAACTTTTTATTAGAACTTGATGGAAATAATCAAGTACCTTGTGAACCTGTTATAGATGTCATAGAAGCTCATAGTTACAGTAGCTCTAGAAGAAATCAAGACTCTATTAATATATCGGTGTATACTAGCGACAAGTACAAAAGAGTATACTATCCCGATCCTAATTTTAAAATTAGTAACGGTAGTGATAATAGTGTTATGATTGGAAGAAAGTTAGTAAACGATGGTTATAAGAACATAATGACAAGTGTTGATGTGTGCGTATAGTAAGTTAAACATTGTGTCTAGAGAGTCAATAAACAAGACTATGAAAAATAAATTGAAAATAGGTATCATTAAATTTACTCCATCGGCGACAAATCCTGATGGAAAATTAGCACACGTAGAATGCGTTAATATTCATACTATGAAACGATTTACCAAAAAACTATCCAATATGTATAGACAAGGGTCTATAGGAGAAAAGGTAGAATATAATGGTCGAGTCGTAGTAATAACTGGTGTAAGATATCGCGATGGTGTTAATTATTACACCGTAGCTGATCTTGAAAATTTAGATCATACTTTTGAGGTAACCAATGTAAAATGGTTATCTAAAAAAGCAACTATTAATGAAGGCGATCTCTGGTACGTTGAAGAAGTAGGAGACTATGTTTATCTTGTTAAAAAATCAAAATCCAAGTTAGTGAAAGAACGTTGGCAAAGTAAAAGTCCATCGTTACGAGTAGCATGTTTAGAAGAACATCCTCATCTTTCTTTTGTATCAGAAAATGATGTTGTGGTAGCAGGTGGAGAGAGTATACCGTTATATACTTTACTTGCAAATGCCGATAAAAATAAAAATATTAACTATCCAAGAAAGTAAAAACAATCAGGGTGGTAAAGTAAAAATATTATTTCCTGCTCGTATAGAAGCAATAGAAGCTACTAATAACCCCAATGTGTTATCAGTAAAATTATCTTGCGAAGTATATACTTTTTATGAAGGATATAATCGTAATGATTACGGATGGACTCTACAAAAAGAACATCTACGATCTATAGGCATACCAGAACCATATGTTAATTGGATTACTTACGAACCAGAAGTAAGATATGCTACCGATAACATATCAAAATTTATTGCTAGACGATTAGATCTTGAAGAAGGTATGTATATTGATGGAACGTTTATAGATAAATTAAAATTAAAAGATCCTCCTTTTGACGGATGTCCTCAGGTTATATATTTTAAAGTCGATGATCAAATTTATCATACTGTTAATCGTACAGGTATAAAGATAAGAAATGAAGAAGAACTAGTCGAGGTACAAGATATTGATTTTGATCCCGATGATATAATTATAACCGAAATGTATTATCCTAGATTTGTATTAAATACATTAAATGAAGTAAGGGACGACGACGAAAAGAGATCAGTTAGCAAAGAAGAAGTGTGGGTATGTTTAGAGAAATAGACTATAATAATCTATGGTCCTATGATATAGAAGTAACTCCGGTAGTACATAATACCGGAGCTTCTATATTTTTTTCTGCCGTTTTTATAAGGGAAGGTAATCGTGTAGTCTTTGAAATATCCGATAGAATAGATCAAACTGATGAACTTTTATCTTTTATATCCAATCGGTGGTTAGCAGGATACAATAATCATGGTTACGACGATCGTGTTTTACAATATTTAAAAGAACTTCATTATGGTGATAAGTTTTTAAATCTTGAAGATAAACTAAAAAAATTAAAGTCTTATAGTGATTATTGTATCAGGAATAAAGAAAAAGAGCGAGTAGAACTTAGTAATTGCACGATAGATTTGATGACATTGACTTATCAATATAAGGCTCAAAAGAGTCTTAAAATGGTAGGAATATTATTGGGTCACAATATTATATCAGAAAGTCCTATAAGTTTTGAAACTGGATTGGGCATGGAAGATAAAGATCGCGACGTAGTATATGATAGCATAATAAAATATAACATTAATGATGTTATTATTACCGATATGTTATTGTCGCAATCTTATGGTAAGTTACGTTTGAGACAAGATACTGGACGTATGTATAATATCGATATCAACTCTTCATATGATAGTGAGATAGCTAAGATATTATTTACAAACGAATACAAGAAACGTTCAGGCATCGATCCTACTAATTTGAGAACATTTAGAACCGAGTGTATAGTATATGATCTTGTACCCGATAGTATTAAGTTTACTGATATTCCAGAATATGTAGAGTTATTGGAACAATTAAAAAAATGGAAATTTAATTTTGCTAAGTATGAAGATGATATACAAGAGATAATTGTAAAGACTAAATCTTTATCCCATACTATTGCAGGAGGAGGTATCCATAGTAACAATGAACCACAACTTTATAAAAGCAACGAAGAAGAGCTATTAGATGTCGACTATGATAGTTATTATCCAATGATTATGTTAAACTTTAAGTTTTGTCCAGCACATCTTGATAGCGATATCTTCTTTGGAATATTAAAAGATTTAACATATGAACGTATACACTTTAAATCGGAACTAAAAAGATTAAGTCGTTTGGAGAAAACTAAAGAAGTACAAGAAGCTATAGAGAACGCTGATATAAACGCTTCAAGGCGAAAAATTATAATCAATGCTATATATGGATTAACTAACAGTGATAGTTTTTTCCTATACGACCCTATGGTGACTTTACAAGTATGTATAACAGGTCAGCTTATGTTGATATATATGGCCTGGAAACTTGAAAAGTTATATAAATCAACCACTTGTATATATACTAACACTGACGGTTTAATGGTTACAACAAGTCAAAAAAAAGATGTATCGACTTGGATTGAAAATTTTGCTCGCAGTTTTAACTTTACAGTTGAATTTACCGATATGAAATGGGCTGCTATAAGAGACGTTAATAATTATGTTATGATGACTCAATCGGGTAAATTAAAACGTAAAGGTACTTTCGAATATAGTATACGATTACTTTCTGGTTATGATATGCCTATAATAGGTATGGCTGTAGAGAAATATCTTGTTGATTCCATACCTATTGAAGAGACAATATATAATTGTAATGATATACGATTGTTTACTCAAAGTAAAAAGTTTGACAAAAATGCAAAAGTTTATAGTTACGAGTATATCAATCAACAATTAATCGAAAAAGAACTCAATCTTACCAATCGATGGTATATAACTAAGAGTAATTGTAAAGTACTTAAGAAAGATTTGTATAAAGGGAGAGAACGAGTCACCGATCTTAGTTCAAAGTTTAGAGCGCGTGTTATATTAGATATCGATCCTGATGTACCTATATCAAAGTATAATATAAATTATTCTTATTATATATCGGAAGCTAAAAAATTAGTAACACCTTTTAAAAAAGAATTAAAATTATGGTAACTACAATAAAAGTAGAAGATTCAAATATTACATTAGAAGTAGAAACTTCTCAAGGAACACAATCAATCTCTTGGGATATATCAATAATAGATGGAAAAATTAGTCTTGGACCAACAGGATTGTTATCATCAGAGTTGCAAAAAATAGCTATACTAGCTGGTATGGGTATCGCTTCTGAAACTAGTAAAATTAAAGAATTGGGATTATATTGGCTTGAACAGGACTCAGAGACAAGAACAAGCGATTCTAAAATGGAAAATACAGGGTCTTAATGGAACTATAGACGCTTGTGTAGGGTTTGGTAAAACTTTGATGACCATAGTAAATGTATTGGAACCTATATATAAAAAATACCCCGATTATAAGGGTATCGTTATAGTTCCAAATAAAGATTTGGTTAAACAATGGTCAGATCAAATATCTCATCTTCCTTACAAAGTTGTTACTGTACAAAGTTTAATAAGAAAGCCCGAAGAACAATGGGATTTTATCATATATGATGAAATTCATAAATACTTTGGTAAAAAGTTTAGTAACGTTTTACGTTACAAAGCTCGTTGGAAATTAGGTTTATCTGGTTCTTTAAATTATAAAGCTAAGGAGTTATTAAAACTTTATAATTTACCAGTAGTTGATACTATAACATTAAAAGAAAGTGTTAAAAATGGATGGAATAATCAGTATAGAGAATATAATCTAAGAGTGCCACTGTCTTTATCTGATAGTCAATATCTTAATAAAAGAGATAACGACTATTATAAATATCTCAGTATATTATCAGGAGGTAAAGATCTTGATTATAGTATCATTAAGAAAATTACTTATAAACGATTACTAAGATACAAAACTCGAGATGGAAATATTGTTACATATCGATCGGGTAATAAAAAAGGACAACCTGTGCCTATATGGGAATATCCATATGCTCAAGAAATAGCTGATCGACTTGGTCGATCTACTAAAGAGGTTATACTGATGGCTTTAAAAGCAAGTGCTATAATAAGGGACAGAAAAAAGTTCTTTTATAATTATCAGGGTAAGATACCAATAGTTAAATCTATTATAGATCGTTTTAGTGATAGAAAGATTATTGGGTTTACTATGGAACAAGATTTTTGTAATCGTATGGCTAATTATTGCGGAGTGCCTAGTTATCATGGTGGACTTAGTAAATCGATTCGCAATAATATCATGAGTCAATTTAAAAGTCAAGATACAGGAGCTTTACTAGCTTGCCTTGCTATTAACGAAGGGGTAGATATACCTAATCTCGATGTATGTATCAACATATCGTATTTTTCTACATCGGCGTCTAATATGCAAAGATTAGGTCGAAGTGTACGAAAAAACATGAGGGGTAAAGATAGTATAATTATAAACTTAGTAACTGTATACCATCCATCAATTAATTCAAAGACTGTCGAAGAGAAATGGTTGAGAAAGTTTCAAGATGAACTTGATTCATCTGCCCATTATATCGATGACATTGATGATATTATCATATGAAGAAGCTAAAGAACTTATGTTAGAAGAAAATAAGCTTCAATATTTATCCGATATGCTTGAAAACTATGCAAATAGTAATCTTTCAAGCGCACAATTTATGTATCTTTCATTTTTATATACAAGGAGATATGACTTGTTATTGCGATACCATTATGAGTATTTCGATAAGGTCCGTCAATTTCCATTTAATAAAGATGAAATAAACGAACTTTATCATAGAGGGTTAATAACAGAACAATGGAAATCAGGAGATCCTGATAACCCAGCTCTTACAGCCGAAGGTAGCAAGTTGATGGATAATTTGTTAAAAGTTAATCCTAGAACTATCACAATTGTTTCAGAAAAGAAAGAATCTATGGGTAAAGAGCTGATTGAAGAATATCCCGATTACTTTTATGCTAATCATCAAGCTTATCCGACAAAAGGTTTTAGAAAAACTAAAACTCATAACGGTAAGTTTATTGAAGGGCGGTACGATCTTATTAATTACTATTACGAAATCATTGAAGGTAATCAAGAATTACATGAATCTATCTTAGAAAAGATACGATATGCAAAACGTCAAAATGGTGTTGATAATAGAGGAAATAATGTTCCTCAAATTAGACAAACCATTATGAATTTTGTAATTAATAAAGATTGGGAATATATTAAAGTAATTGGAAACAACACTAATATTAAAATAGGATGATATTACCTATTATTAATTTTAAAGAAGCTATAAATGACTCTAGACAATACATCATAGCTAGAAGAGAAGGGTTAATCACATCATTAAGAACTAAATTTCCAACTCTTGATCATTATTTGATTGGAGGTATACCGCCTAATACAATTACTTGTATAAGTGCTATGAGTGGATGTGGTAAATCTACTCTTGCTAAATGTATTAGAAATAGTATTGCAGAACTTAATGTATCTCAAAAAGTGTACACTTTTGTATTTAACTTTGAGATGTTGGCTAGAGAACAGATAGCAAGAGAACTGACCACTCAGTTAAATATGGATCTTAGAGATTTGTATTCTGCAAACACTCGATTATCTGATAAAGATTTTGATAGGGTTGAACAATCTTATATAAAAATGAGTCAAAATAACCCCGATATATATTTCATAGAAATTAGCGAAACTGCTAAGGTTATTAAAGATTCAATACTTTATTACTATGAAAAGATTGTAAAACCTAACAACGGAGTTATGGTTATAGAATTGGACCATACGTTGCTAACTAAAGGTAAAGAAGGACAGTCGGAAAAAGATAAAATAGACGCTCTTATGTATGCGTTGGTAGATGTTAAAAAGATTATTGCTTCCGATGGTGGAACATTTATTGGTATAGTGTTATCTCAAATGAATAGAGATATAGAAAGCGTAGATCGAATAAAAGATCCGGCTGGACATGTACCTAAAACGTCAGATCTTTTTGGTTCAAGTACCATACTTCAATGTTGCGACTATGTAATAATAAATCATATTCCAGATAAACTTCATATATTATCTTATACCCCTCTTGAGTTACCAACTCAATATCGAATACAATCAAAAGAATCTGGATTTGATATTATTCAAGCATGTTATCTTCACATTCTTAAGAATCGGACTGGTGAATCGGGAATCACTATTCCGCTTGAGAATAGATTAAAATATTTTGATTTTGATGAGTTGGATAAAGTAGAATTTGCCACTCGTCATCAACAATTTAAAAAAACAGGACTAGTCTTATTAAATAAACAATAAAATGAATATAGAACACATCGAAAAAACAATCGCTCAGTCTTCTACTATAAGACCACAAAACTTTGAAGCTATAAGAATTAACCTGATCAATAATAAAATAAAATTCTCTAAAAAATTTATAGACGAACATCAATTAATTGACAGGTATGGATTGGATTATGGTCTTGTTGAAGAAAATGGTCAGAAGAATCTTGTCATTGTAAAAGTACCTCTTAACGTTATGGTTAATGGAAATCTTCAGTATGTAAATCCCATTCCTCATATATGTGGTAGTCAAAAACTAAAAGCAAAAGGTGGATTTAAGGGAAGCGTTACTCGTCCAGAAATAGTAAACGATCTTTATAAAGCTATTATCCCAAAAGAGAAAAACGTGTTTAGTTTTGACATTGTTTTAACTAATCCACGTGTTGTACCATACGTTGAGTGTATCAATCATAAAACAAAATCTGCTCTTGTAAAACGCAACAACGTAGAGGTATATGATATAGTTCTTGTAAATATTGATAGAATATGAAACATATATTATTAAATATCGTAGGTTTTTTGATATTAAGTTTGAGTTGTCTTGGTCAAACTTATACTTACAACTTTTTTGTACCTGCTACTGTAAAAGAATACGACGAAAACGAAAAAGTTATTAACGTAACTAAGAACAACAGATTTGTTTTTGGATTTGTTAGCGAAAACGTTTTAAGATTAGGGGGAGGTAATAATTTAGATTTAAAAGTAACCACCATAGAATTAACTGATATCAATTACTTTATAGGTGGCAAAAAACACACTAAAGAAGGATTGATATATACATTTAATCCAGATAAAGAAATAAAAGTAAAATTATATCTGGTATATCATACTTATCACCATTGTGTATATGATATGATATTTTATCGTAATTCAAAAAGACTTATAAGTTTCTCTGGTGAATTTTTATTGACCCCTTAAAATAAGAAAGTTAAGATTGAAAGTGTCGAAAGTTATATTACTATAACATTAAAATTTATATGGCATCAATTGCAATTGTAGGTAAATCTGGCACTGGTAAATCAACTAGTTATGCTAACCTTCCTGAGTCTGGAATTAACGGACTTAATCCAAATGAAACAGTTATTATTAATGTAGCAGGTAAAGACTTGCCAATGAAAGGTTGGAAAAAACTATACCACGGTAAGTTATCAGAAAATGGTAATTATCTTGCTACTGCTGATCCAGAAATTATCGCAAAATCTATTACTTATGTTTCAGATAATCGACCTGATATTAAAAACATAGTGATAGACGACGCTCAATATATTATGGCGTTTGAATTTATGCGAAGAGCTAAGGAAACTGGGTATGGAAAGTTTGCAGACATTGGAGTTAATATTGGTAAAATAGTAAATGCTGCTCGAGTTACTAGAGATGATCTTAAAGTATATTTCTTATGGCATCCTGAAGAAGATAGAGAAGTAGGATATAAGATGAAGACTGTGGGAAAAATGGTCGACGATTATCTTACATTAGAAGGATTATTTACTGTTGTTCTTTATACCGATGTAAGTAAAGGATCGGATAATAAAATTAAGTATAGTTTCGTAACTAACAACGATGGTAAATATCCTGCGAAATCGCCTATAGGTATGTTTAAAGATTTATACATACCCAATGACCTCAAGATAGTATCAGAAAGTATTGATCGATATAATCGAGGAGAGTAATGTTAGGGGAGAAGAAATTCTCCCCTGTTTAATTTAATTAATAACAAAGTTTAACCAATCCAACTAAAAAACGAAAAACCATGAACACAAATTTTCAAGATTTCATCAATGCTCAAAAAGCAAATCAAATCAAAAACAAAAAATATGTAGGAGTTGACGCATTTAATGTTCAATTTAATTGGGACGAGCCAGTAAATAATACACGTAGATTAAAGATTACTCTTACCCATCCCACATACAAAGACTTTAAAGCTAACTATTTTATCAAATTTAGCACCGACGATGATATCTCTAGCAAAGGTTCTAAAAGATACGTTGATATAAAAGGCGAGACGTCTTATTATGTAAATGATATTAATGAGTTAAAAAATGATCGATTTGATAAATCCAATTATCGATTGTTGAAAAAAGGTGAAGGTGATTTTATTGATTTTATTTCAAAGTTTATAAATTACCTTCCGCCTAAAGAAAAGAATGGAGTAAAACCCGATTATACAAAAACCCCATTTCCTGTATGGAATATTCAAAAGCTGATTAATGGCGATACTAGTGAATTTGACATGTTCTTTGAGGCGTTTAAAGATAATATGATAGTAGCCATGATTGGCTTTAATACTATTGTAAAAGAAGAAGATGGGGAAAGAAAAGAATATGTATATCAAGAGGTATTTAATAAGGACTTTCGATATGCTTGGACATTCCCCAGTGGTACCAGTCAAAAGGCTATTGACACTCGTAATAAGACTATTGAGTCGTACAAAAAATCTTTAAACGATCCCAAAAATTCCTCAAATCTTAATAGTATTTTTGAAGCCACAGAGTTTAAGGAGTATGTGCCTAACATAAACGTTGCCACTAATAAAGACGATTTACCATTTTAATTATGAAAGACCTCGTGACTTGCTTCCGATCCGTAAAAGATATAACTCCTAAGGCTTACGCTACTTCTAGTGCAATACTTGATTATATTAAAACGGATGAAAACAATAAAAAACAAGTTGAATCAATAAGAGGTCTTGATGGAAATGAGTATATTGAAAAAAAGCTTACCCGTCCATGTGTATCTTGGACGGGTACTTTTTCACATAGGTCTAATAATGGTATAATTGGTTTATCCGACCTGATGTATTTTGATATTGATGATCCATCGGTAAGCAAAAAAGATGTAATAGCTATACCAGAAGTAATAGCTGTATGGAATAGTTTATCTGGAAAAGGATTGGGTTTTATAATAGGTACAGTAGGTGTAAACAAAAACAATTTTGTATCTACTTATGATAGTTTTTCTAAACGATATGATTTGCCTATAGATCGACTTCACGATATAGCTAGATTAAACATACTATCATATGATAGTGAGATGTTAGTTAAAGATGGTGTGTTGTATAGAGCGATTGATCCTGTTGCTGAAACAGAAAATAGAAAAATGATTATATCATATCAAGATATATTAGGCGATGAATATCGATGGGAAAATCTATGTAATAGAGCTTTGGAGTTAACTTATAAAAAAGGACTTGATTACTCTGTAGGAATGAGACATAATTTTACGGTGTCTTTTTTTACAAAAACTAATTTTTACGGGATACCTCATGATTTTGCGTTGTATTGGATAAGTAAATTATATTATTTAGACCAAGAAAGAATACAAACATCTATAGATATTTATGAAAGATACCGTAAAGATTTTAACTCGTTACTCCGATCTTCCTACTAAGATACTATTATCTAAAAAAAGAAAACCCCAGTATTATAAAAAAGGAAAACCTATACCAAAAAAATATCAAGGTTATAACTTTGATAAAAAAGGAAGAATAATAGACGAATCAGGAGAGCCTATAATAAAAAACATAAGGTCGATTAATAAAGCTCGATATTATACAATTAACTTTCAACAACTATGGTCAGGAAATTTACATCATAGTACTAGAAATAAAGTTAAATGGGAGCTTACAAAATTTTTTGAATCAAATCTTCCTCCTCCTATAACATCATTTCCAATAATATTGATATTTAAATCTAGAAATACATCAAAAGCTGATGTAGATAATAATAGTTTTATATACATCAAGTCATTTCTTGATACCCTTGTAAAAAATAAGATAATACCCGATGATACAAAAGAATATATACAAGGGTATAGTTGGGAGTGGGAATATAGTACCACTCCTTCTCTTGATGTTTACTATAAAGAAGTATGAAATTACTAATCGATGCTGATAGTTTGTTATACAAAGTTTGTTATTCTAGCACAAGTTTAGAAGAATGTTATGAACGATGGGATAGAAGAATTGACGCTATCAAGATATATTTCAATTCAGTGACTGGTATATATGAATATGATACTATCTTATATATACAACAAAAAGGAAAAACGTTTAGGAATTTACTTTATGATGATTATAAAGCTAATCGTTCTAACATTATACCTCCTTATTTCAAAGAGCTTATTGAATATGTTAAATCAAAATATACAGTATGTTATTGTTCTGGAATGGAATCGGATGACCTTATAGCTCTTCATGCAAAAGATAACTGTATAGCATATATAGATAAAGATTTAAAGCAAATAAGCGAAGCAGCTATTCACATAAATTATAATAATTTTACTCACTATAATGTATCAAAAGATGAAGCTCGATATAATTTTTATAGTCAATTTATTATAGGTGATAGTGCTGATAATATTGAAGGTATAAAAGGTTTAGGTAAACGATTTGTAGAAAAGTATTTTCAAGGTGGAAATTATTTTTATAAAACAATAAAACTTTATATTAAAACGTATGGAATCACCGATGGTTGGAAAAAATTTAGAAAAAATTATACACTATTGCGACTCGGCAACTTGGACCATATTACTTGTTAAACGGTTTTATTTTAATTATCGACCTTTAGCCAATGGACTTATACCTATAGGTCCATTTATATTTGTACCTAAAGGTTTTAAATTTAAAGACAGGCCTAGTATAAAAGAAGCAGCTAGAAAATTAGGATTATATGAAACCACAACTAGCACTATTTAAAGATACCTATACTATTGAACAAATAACTCAATGGGTAGGTCCAGAATGGACAGGTTATTTACAAAGTGAGTTTAATTCTTTTTATATGAATAACCTGTTTAATAAAATTAAAGAAGACAAAAAAAATAACCAAGTATATCCTCAAAACGATGACGTTTTTAGATTATATAAAATGTTATCTCCTAACGATGTAAAGTTAGTAATACTATCTCAATCTCCTTATCCTGGTGACTATGGAGACGGTATAGCTTTTTCTACTAGATATGGTACACCTCGTTCTTTAAAAAGAATAAAAGATAACTTTAAAACTCATCACAATGATCTCAGTTATCTTGTAAAACAAGGTGTATGGTTACAAAATTGTATATTGACTTGTAATCATGATACATTAGGACATAAAAACTGGGGTTGGGAACGATTTGTTCAACAATCATTAAAAGTCATATCTGAAAGAAATAAACACATGGTATGGTGGGCTTGGGGAAGTGATGCTAAAAAACTAATTAAACCAATTGTATCGGTGCATCATAAAGTATTTAATCGACCCCATCCTGTAAATAAAGGAGTTGTTAATTGGGATATACAAGATGATATTATTGCCACTAATAAGTATTTAATTACACATGGAAAAAAAGAAATCGATTTCGCAGGTATCAATCGATAAAGTAACTTTTAAAAGGTTAAAAAACAAAGAGTATAGATTAAAGTCTCGATATAATTTAGATATTAAAACCTATAACGAAATGTTAAAAAGTAACGAACATCGTTGTTATATATGTAATAAAGCAGATCGTTTAGTAGTTGATCATGATCATTCCGACGGTAAAGTTAGAGGTTTATTGTGTCATAATTGCAATATTATGTTGGGACACGCAAAAGATAATTGCGATACGCTAAGTAAAGCAATCCAATATCTTAAAACATGTAAACAAAAAAGTTATGAAATCGTTACAACAAAACACTATGAAGTATCATATTAAAGGTTGGTTTTACACTTATTTTATTAGTTTTGCACAAATTGGATCTGTACAAACTTCTGTATATTTCATTTCTAACGGTTATACTAATTTAGGAGGATTGTTTCAATTGATTGTAGCATTAACTTGGTTATGTAATAGAGATAATGATTATAGTAAATTAAGATCTGGTATTGTAGCTTATATGTTAGGTAGTGTAACCGGAGCACAATGGGTTCAATTTTTAGATTATCTATGGAACAGTCCTTTAAAAAATTCTTTGATGGTAATAGTGCACTGATGGTGGCTACTATATTGTTTACTTTAACTACCATAGTACATAATAGTTATAGTTTTTATATTAACGAAATGAGCACCATACCATATATTATTCGTATGGGTATGAGTGTATTAACGTCGTTAGGATTATCTATGATGATTATGATTGTTACTATGAAAGGAAACGAGGGTTTGGGTTTTATATTTGCCCTTATTGAAACATTTTTAAATATATTATATTACGGTTATAGCGATAAAGGGTTTACTTGGCCTATTACCATGGTTCCTTATGTATTAAGTAGTATCAGTCCGTTTTGCATATTTGTTCTTGCTACTTTTTTCAAGCGTCAGCAACCTAGTATTGTCGATAAGATATTAGAAGAAAGCGCTAAACAAAATAACTTTGAAAATAAAGAAAAAAGAATAAGAAGAACAAATGAAGAAATTAAGTTAAATATTCCTCAAGATCAAGTTGAAAATTATAGAAAAGGATTGTGGAAACCTTAAAGTTTATTACAAACAACTTAAAAAATATATGACAGACATAGTATGTTATAGAGTAGCTGAGCTATTATCAAATCTTGATTTAATATCTATTGTTTCAAGTAATTATGAATATGGATATGATAGTCATAAAAATGCTACAGCTATTATTATGGATATAGTATATCCGGCTCCTACAATATGGGACGGTTTGTTTATTATTAAAGATTTAGGTTTATGGGTAAGTGTTGATTATTTTAATTCTTCCAAGTTTTGGATGTGTAAAGTAATCGATATCAATAGTAAAGTCGACGCTAAACAAAATGTTATATTAAAATACGAAGATAGAGAAAACAAGTATTTTTATGACGCAATCAACGCTTATCATTTTGGTATGACATGGGCATTGGAATATTTAAGTAAACAAAAAAACCAGTTGTAATTAATTTAAAATTAACAATATGGGCAAGACGTATAAAGACAAAAAAGATATACGACAGCTACGTAAGGAACAACCTCGAGTTAAATTAATAAAACAAAAAAAAGAAAAATATAAAAAATATGATATTGACTAATAAAGAAGAAGTGTACCAATATATTTGGGAACTTATAGCAGCTTATGATAAAAAAGAAGATGGCGATATTAAAATGAATTATTTTACTGTATTGCAATTCTTTATAGATTCTTTTGATAATTTTGAAGAATATAGCGATATTATAGCTACGTTATATCCAATTGTAATAGAAGATATATCCACAGAAGTAGCTACAGTTAGCGAAACATTATTTGATTATACATTTTTAAATACCTATGAAAGAAATATCATAGCTAAAGAAATAGTATATGGAAATTAATACTATAATTCTCGATCATTATAAGTTAATCAATCAAATATGGGAAGATACTTTGTTGAAAATCATTAAAGAATTTCAAATTGCAATGTATCGATCCTCAGGTATATTTTCTATTAAATTTATTATTAGTTATTTACCTGATAAAACCACAAATGAATTAACTTGTTTACTTGATGAATTTATTTGTGAAAGTGATCCAACTCATGATGCAGAAATCGTTGAAGAAATTAAAGAAAGCATTATAAAAGCTCTTCCTTTTTTTAAGGAATATATAGGCAATTATAACGCTTATGAATTTGAAGTAAACTTATTTGGTAAACCAACTATTAATCTTATTAATTATGCTCGTAAATAAATCAAATAACCCATCGCCAGCTCATCAAACTACTTTGTCTATAGGATTTGATATCGCTAGCAATGAAGAACTTGTATTACATCCAGGACAACGATATGCTGTATCTACAGGCTTATATCTTGATCATAATCATCCTATTATTGCTCGTGAATTAGAACGAGGTGTCATTTTGGCAGATCAAGGTAAAGAGGTATTGGAGCTACAAATTAGACCTCGTAGCGGTATGGCATTAAATCATGGGGTTACTGTATTAAATAGTCCAGGTACTGTTGATATAGATTATAAAGGTGAAATTAAAGTAATTCTTGTCAATTTGTCAGATAAAGACTATCATATTTCAGTTGGCCAAAATATTGCACAGGGTGTATTTGCTACCGGTCATCAACTATTACCAATTATTAATAGAACTCGTACCGGTGGATTTGGTTCAACTAATAGTTAAAATTTAATATGGGACTCGTTAAAGATCTATTGTTCGATGCTTTATATTATCCTTTTTATAACGTTGTAGATTATCCTTTTTATAATAAGGACAATCATTTACCTATTAAATATAATAACAAAACTAACTTCTTTGAAAACGAAAAATTAAGGTATATTATTGATCCTGAAACTAGTAACTTAAAGATTGATTTACCTTATTTAAACGTAGATAAACTTACAGCTTATATCGAAGATAATTATTTGATTATCAAATATGAAAATAAAGAAGATGTTAGAAGGAATAAACTAAACTATAAAATATACATAGGTAAAGGAGACGTTAATGTTAGCTATGAAAATGGGTTTCTAATTATTGAAAAAGTAGAAAAACAATCTGATCGTAAACTAGTGAGTGTCTTATGTAAATAATTAGGTTTTAAAAGTTTTAAAAAAACCTTGAAGAGTAATCTTCAAGGTTTTTTTATTTAATTAAAATCAAAAAAATATATGTAAATTATATAGTACCACTAATTTTAAACTGAAATTATGAAATTACCTAACAATCCTAAAGTATTAGCTGCCACGTACAATAAAGTGAGTAATACAAAAATGTTCAGTGTTCTTGTAGATTTTCCCACTGTATTATTAGCAGAGTTAAGAACACATAAGATACTTACACAAGGTTCGCTATATGAACATTCAGAACTAACTGATTTAAATTTATCTGCAAATAGTGCAAGAGCTATTCCAAGTAAAGATTATTTACAAAAAGTATTAGATAATCCTTATATCCCAATGTGGACTTCCAAGAAGAAAGGAATGAATGGAGGAAAAGTAACAGAAAAACAAGATGAACAAGCAAAAACAATCTGGTTAAACAGTTTAAAAGGAAGCACATTAAATAGTACAGATGAAAATAGTTTTCCAGAAGGAATTGTTATATATAATCAAATAATTGAACAATTAGGAGTTTCTGATAGCTTTAGTAAACTTTGTGAATTAGACATTCACAAACAAAACGCTAACCGATTACTTGCGCCTTATGCTTATACTACTTGTATACTGAGCGGTACCGAGTGGGATAACTTTTTTGAATTAAGATGTCCTAAATACAAATGTATTGATGGCAACGTGTACAACTCTAAAAAAGAATGGTGGTATCGTGCAAAATTATATAAAGGATGGGGATCGGAAAATATACAAGAACCCGATTGGCAAGATATTAATATATCACCAACTCAACCTGAGTTTCAAATAATAGCCGAGATGATATATGACTTGTATCAAGAAGCAGATTGGAAAGAAAGTAAATATCATATTCCTTTTGAAGATTTTATTTATGAAGAGTATGGTGCAAAATTAAATCAAGTATTATCAATAAATGAAGCAATGAAAATTAGCGCAAGTATGTGCGCTAAATTATCATACAACACACAAGACAACCCCGATACATTAGAAAAACATCTTGAAAGAGCTGATATGTTGATAAGAGAACGACACTCAGAACCTTTTAGCCATCAAGCCATTGCTATGACAGAGCAAGAATATGATAAGTTTTATAAATCTATGATTGTTGTTATTAATGGTAAAAAAGAAGTAAAACATGAATTAGGTTGGTGTTATAATCTAAGAGGATTTATTTCACAAAGATTTATTATTGAAAATTGGTAATACAAAAAATATCATGGAAAATAAACAAAGAGTATATTATATTATTAGATTTTTAGGAAACGAAAACGAAGATGTAATTAAAATTAAACTAAAAGATAAAATCGTAGGTTATTGTGGCAGAGGTCAGATTATTGTAAAGATATACGAGGACTACGTTAATTCCGAAGTTTTAAACTTGATTGATGAAATTCCTTCTGATTTAGATGTTTTTGGTCGATGGTATTTTGTACCAGAAAATAAAACCGATGAATTTTTAGATACAAAAATATTTAAGTATGAATGGATAGCTCACCCTGAATATGAAGATGAACATATGGTATTAACTATTGATAAAAATATATAACAAATTTTAAATGATATTATTTAACATACATTGCTCAACTTTACATATATTAACATCAATAAGAATAAATTTAAAAGGAAATACAAGAATAGTATTTATATTCAAAAATTTTGTTGTAAAGATACCCAACTTCTTATACCAACACGATCACTTTTTGTTGGGATGTTATTCAAATTACTGTGAAAGATTGTATTATAAAAGAAACATTAAACTTAAATATGAGGGAAATATGGTTAACTATGTTGCTCCCTCATATTTTTGCTCTTGGTTCGGTTTAATTCAAATACAAGCTAGATGTGAGCCTCGACTAGAAAATTTAACAGAAGAAGAAATACACTTTTATAAAGACTTACATTGTGAAGATTATAAAAAAGAAAACTTTGGTTACTATAAAAACAAACTAGTATGTTTAGATTACAGTAACGTTTTTATAAAAACTAAAAAGAGTAATAAACCATGATTTTTTATTTAATTACAAAGCCATATGAAAACAAAAATATTTTACGAATTTTACACTACATCAGAAGCGAGAGATGCCGATCTTATTAGTGTAGGGTTAATAGCAGTTACAGATGATGAAATCAAAACATTTTACGCAGAGTTCACAGATTATAACAATAACAAGTATAACGATTGGGTTAGATATAATGTTATTTCTACACTACCATTAAAAAGGGGTGTGATTTCAGATAACTCAAATCAAGATACTTGTAATGTACGTTTAAGAGCAAATACTGAGTCTATTATTTTCCACCTGAAAAGATGGTTATCTCAATTTGATTCAATAGAATTTTGGTCAGATTTTGATTCCATTAATAAACCGATTTTAATAGATTTGATATCTGATTGGGATACTAAAAAAGTTTTAAATGAATCATTAGGCAAAGAGTATTCTTATTATGAAACATTTAAAATAGCATTAGTTAAATATCCAATTAATGTTACATATGATCAATTCTTTGATGTTCATACATTATTTAAAGCAAAAGGATTGGACACTAATACTGGTAGAGAAGAATTTATTGGTATAAAAGAAAAAGGTATACCTGTTGAATTACAACATTTAATAGATTCAAAAAATCCTAACGCTTTATTTGATAGTTATGTTACTTGGAAATGTTATGAAAAATTAATGTCTATATGAGTATGGATTTGGAACCAAAAAAACTTGATAACAAGTCTTGGATAGAATTAGATGCTATTGCAGGAAGACTATTAGAAGAAGATCAAAAATATTGGCCCCATAATGACCCAAGATTTAATATATCTAATAGTTTATTAAGAGATCTTATTGTTTTAGGTTTGCAATATTATAACCAACATGAGTAAATTAGACAATATTACAATCAATATGAGTAAATTAGATGAAATACTTGATGATTTTTATAAAAGTCAAGAAGCAAACAACACTACCGATGGTTCAATATACGAATATCGAGATGATATAAAAGAAATAGCAACTAAATTTGCCATACACACTCTTGAAGAGGCTAGTAAAATTTTACATACCAAAACTAAAAATACAATGAAAGAACAGAAAAAAGAAATAATTAAACTCTGGAAAGAGTTAAAAATAGAAAGAGTAATATTTGAGTTTAGTTGCGGTGGTGATTCTATGTCAGACACTTATATATATGCAGAACCTGGTACTAAAGATAATCAAGAACAACCTATACTAGATTATCTTGATAATGAAGTATATAATAATGTAGAGTTTTACGAAATAAGCGACGGTCACTATTTAGGGGAATTTGGAATAGTTGAAATAACTTTACAGGATGATGAATTTGTATATGAAAAAAAATCAACTTCTGAGTATTCAGAACAAGTGTCTGACCAATTAGAAGTAGAACTTACTCAAAACGAAGTTGATTATATAAACAAGTATATATTGAGTATATTTGGACGACAAGGACAACCTTTAACTTTTAACTATAAAAGAAATTTTATTTTAACTGATGCACTTCAACGTATTGAAGAATCAATTGATAAAAAGATAAAAGAGATAGCTGATAAACACGAGTTTGATGAGTTAAAAGAAGTTCAAGAAATTGATCCATACAACGATGGATACTTGATAGCTATACAAAATCCAATAATCATAGAAAATAACATATTAAAATTTGAAATAACAATTAGTTACTTAAAATATGAACAAAATAATTATTAGTAACAGAAGTTTTGAGTTTAATGTAGGTTGCAGATTGTTACGACTTATGTACAAAGAACCTTTTGAAGGACTTGAAGATATATGGGATGATATAGAGCCCATGACTTTCAAAGAGATTGTTGAAATAAAAAATGTTGAAGATAGACGAGTAGCTATCGAATGTTTTGGACTTGAAAGAATACACAAAGAATTGGATTCTGAGTTAGTAGATACTCAAACTATTAAAAAGAAAACCACTTGGGTGTTAGAAGATGGTGAACTTACAACCTTAGAATATGACGACACTTACAGATTATACAAAGTAAAAGGTGATTTGTTTAATAATGAGCAAGATCATAACTACCAAAAGTTTAATGATGTTTACTATGTAACCTTTAAAGATACATCTACAGAAAGAGAATATCTTCTTTGGGTAAATTCTGATAGGGTTTATGATACAAATCATCCGTGGGATAGTGATAATTATGTATATGTAAGTCGTGATGATCGAAAAATAGATGCTATTGAAGCTATTGCTTGGACTATAACTACAAATGTAAAGAAAGGAGATATAGAAGAGATAATTAGGCAAGGTGATTGTATATTGATTAAACCAAAGCTCAATTATGAAACTTTACCCAGATTTAGACATCTTACAAAAGAAGAATATCTTAGTTTAATTACAAATGAATCTTAACATGAAAAAGCTGACAATTTTAAAAGGAGAAGGTATCCATCAACATACGTTGTATGGAAATTTTTCAGAAGTTGAAGAAGTAATTGATTTTCAACCTCTTGAAGTATTTGAAAAATCATTTTTGAAACATGAAAAGCCCGATGGGTCGTTTTCAAATGAACATAAAACTTTAGAGGTATCAGCGGGTACTTGGCTTATGGGAAGACAAGTTGAATATAATCCTTTTACTCGTGAGGTAACAAATGTTTGGGACTAATTAAATAAAATTCATATCTACTATTATTTTTTGAAAGACATTATTTTTTGGTAGATATGAATTGTTTTATTTTGATTTTTCTTTTAATTTATTTAATAATCAATAACTATAATAATTCTATATGGCAAATCCACACATTCACTCTCAAAGTTCAGTAAAAAGATGGGGAGGTAAAGTAGAAGATTACCTTCCTATTCACGAATTACTAGACTCTGTAAAAGCGACAATGAATAATAATAGTGCTAGACTTGTTACTCATAACACTTGGTTTTGTTATACAATCATACCAAAAATATTTGGTTATAACATAACTAACAGTGATGGTAAAAGCGTAAACACTGTAGATATAGCAATGCTTCACGTAGCAGAAGATTTTCGTATGAAAGGTGTACCTACTCTTCAAGATTATCTTGAAAATTTAGTTGTACAACCTTGGATGAATAATGGAGTAAAACCTATACCAAGTGTAGAAGCAGAACGAGAAGCTCAAGAATTATTAGAAAGAATAAGAAATAGTTAAACTATGATCCTCTCTAACAAGAGAGGATCTTAAATTTTATATTGATATGATTACATGGAAAGAATATGTTGAACAATACCAACCTATTAAAAACCATCTTGTAACCGATGCGCCTTTTGATGGTTATATGTATGAAACTTTTGGTGAAGAAGTTGAATATGTTTTATCTTTAAGAAATACTCGTAATGTATGGGCTATTATAGAAGATGATGGTTACAAATATGTTATTCCAGGATATTATTATATTGCTCCGTTGGGATATATAATAACTGAAAAACCTTGGGAAAATAACCGTGTAGAAGTAACACTAAATCCTTTATAATACTTACGGGACGTCGTGGTTTAGAAAAAGTTTACCATTGATTAATTTGAAATTATTAATTTAAGTATAAAACTATGACCCCTATTGAAACAAAAGAAATTGATAATTATCGCATTGAAATCTTTCAAGATGAGTATTGCGAAAGTCCTCGTGATTCAATAGATAATTTGGGAACGATGATATGTTTTCACAATCGTTATAATTTAGGAGATTCCCATCATTATAATGAAAATGATTATTCAAATTGGGATGAACTTAAAAAAGCCATTATAAAAAATGAAGATGTGCTTCATATTTTGCCGCTTTATTTATACGATCACTCAGGAATTACAATTGATATTACTCCTTTCAGTTGTCGTTGGGATAGTGGACAAGTTGGTTTTATTTACGTAACAAAAAATAAAGTACGTGAATATTATAATGTTAAACGCATAACTAAAAGATTTTCTGAACAAGTATTAGAAATATTAAAAAACGAAGTAAAAACTTATGATCGATATTTAACAGGTGATGTTTACGGTTATAAAATTTATCTCTTAAAAAAATGTGAACTTGATCACACACATAAAGAAGAAATTGATAGCAGCTGGGGATATTATGGAAAAGATGCGTGTATGAGAGAAGCAGAATTTTCTCTAAAGTATTACAACAAAACATTATAAAATAAAATTAATTATATTGTATATTGATTTAACATTTAAAGAATGAAAACAAAAATTTTCTTTGATACAGAGTTTACAGGATTACATCAAAATACAACTCTAATATCAATAGGATTGATTGCTGAAACGGGACAAACATTTTATGCAGAACTAAATGATTATGATAAATCACAAGTTGATGAATGGGTTCAAAATAACGTTATTAAAAATTTGTTAATGTGTGAACCAAAAGAAGGCGAAGAAGAGCCATATTCGGCAATTAGGCATGTTGATAACCCTGTCGGTAATGATTTTTTTAAATCTTATTCGGTTGAATTAAGATGTGATAGGAAGTTTCTTCAATTTGAACTTAGTGAATGGTTATCTCAATTTAAAGAGATTGAGATGTGGAGCGATTGTCTTTCTTATGATTGGGTTTTATTCTGTCAAATTTTTGGACACGCTTTTAATATTCCTAAAAATGTTTACTACATTCCGTTTGATATTTGTACGTTGTTTAAAATGAAAGGAATTGACCCAGATATAAACCGTGAATTTTTTGTTTCTGATGAAATTTATATAGGAAGCCAGAAACACAACGCTTTATGGGACGCAAAAATAATTAAAGCATGTTATGAAAAATTATTAAAAAAATAAGAAATGAAAGAAATAAAAAATTATTAGTAGACTTAAAAAAACTATTAATAAAACATTTTCCACACTTAAAAGGATATGAAATGTGAGATTATTTTAATCGTTATGATATCGAAAATCAAAACATATTATGGTGGAAGATATGTATGATTTACTAAATCATGTTGTAGAGGATGTTTTTTAAAAAGTAACTTTAATAAATAAATTTTATGAACCAGACAATTTTTAATTTAGCAAAGGAAACGATAAGAAATACTACACTTGAACTCTTATCTCCCGATGATCCTGCAAATGATAAAGTAAGAGAAGCTATAATATTTTTATTAAATTGTATTGAAGAAAGCTATTGTTTAGTACAATGGCCAGAATCACAAGATTATATGGGCGAAGAATGGTTTCGTGAAGAAGCTATTTTAGTGACAGATAAAGACGATGTTTTTGGTGGCTCAGCATATATGATACCAACTAAAAGAATTATACAATAATAAAATCATTTAACTTTTTTATAAATTTAATAATCAGTGTATTTAAAAATTAAAGATTATGAATAACCGATTTAAAGCAGATTTTTATTTCTTTTCAGGAATAATATACTTTTTACTTTTTGCTTATTACATTGAAAAAGATAAAGATATCGTAACTTGGATTTTTCTTATGATTTCTCAAATATGTTTTTTAATTACTTTAAGGCATTGGATAAAACTTGATCAAGAAAACAAAAAATAAGCATCACGATTGATAAAACTCATTAAAGAATCACGGTAATACAATACCATTTAAAAATATTATAATGTTATGTTAGAGTTAAAAAGAATTAAAAAAAACGTTTATAATGTTAATCACAATACAGCTTTATTAGGTAATATAGTTTTTCAAGACAATGTGTACTTATTTAATGTTAATCAAGATGTATATTATAACGAATATACTCTAAGACTTATTGCCGATCTGCTAAAAGATAAAAATTCTATTTACTTAGACTCATCGTATATTG